ACTTTTGTTATTAAATCGATTACTATTGAATTTTCCATGCAAAGTCAAAATCGTTTTAATATATATAATATATTACATGCCAAATTTCAAAAAAAAAATCGGTTTTATAACCTTTATTAATATTTTTATTTTTATTTTTTTGTAACATGGTTTATAAAACTTAATATTTTTTGAAAATTAACTTATAGATTATATTTTTATATATATAGTAATATATATATTAAAATATTAATCTAATTTCACTTTGACTTTACCTGGAAATTTCAAGTGTGTTAAGAATTTACTTATCACTAAGAACATTGGGAAACCTTAGGAAAGGAAAGAAATATATAAAGAAAGGAAAGGAAGAACCAACAACTTCAACTTTTGTTTAAGTTGGCTCTTTTTAACCCTTTTTTATCAAATTTTTGCCTTGTAATCCTTTTTTATTTTTGTTATTATTTTTTTGAAAGAAGGACTGCTTTTTCATAATTATGATTAACTTTAACGACCATATCAACTTAATCCATCTTACCCTTAATCACTATTTTAATATGTCTAAACCTAATCCCGATTATGACGATTATTTCCAAATCGGAGCTATCGGGCTTATCAAGGCTATTAATTCTTTTGACGAATCTAAGTCACTTAAATTCTCAACTTTCGCTATAGCTTGCATTAACAATGAAGTGTTATCATATATCAGAAAAAACAATCGCAAATGTGTCAAGCCAACTATTCCCGATGTCTCTTTTGAATCGTCTGACTTCTCTCCAGAATATTACCTACCTTCTCAAGGCGATACTGCTGAAGAATATTCTAAAAAGGAAATTATCGATAAATTCAACTCACTATCTTTCCCTAATAAGGACTTATATGTAGATTGGCTCAATGGTATGACTAACAAACAACTCTCAATCAAATACAAAAAGTCTATAACCAGCATTAACAACAATATTAAAAAAATTAATAATTACCTAAGGAGAACCCTTTTATGAATGTTATTAAAAAATTCTTTCAACGCTTAGTCATTTGCATTTCTTACATCCTTTTCATTCCACTTTTTATTGTCGTTTCTTTTTATGTCTTTATCCTAGCTAATCCATTCAAAATTATCTTTACAGGACATGTTTATTCCTTTAACTGGGAAGATGTTGACGTCTTTTCGGAAAATTCTCTTGATAATAACAATAAATAAGTTTATTATTGTTATGCTAATTATAGGAGATTTTAAATGAAAAAATGTTATGAACAAATTTATTGCAAATATCTAAATTGCGCTAAATGTAAAATAAGATTGCTTTGTTGCGGACTAGATGGCCCTCTAAAACCTCTAAAAGACCGCAAGGAAGTCGATTTGACTGTTGGTGAAGTATTTAATGCTCTTGTCCAAATTTACTCTCGTACGCCTTATTTTGATAAAAAAATGTTTAAACGATTGTATAGCGATATTCTTAGGCCTGCTCCAGATTATTTTGAGAAAATGTGTAAATGAAAATGCTCGTCTTTACTGTCTCTTTTTATAGCCTTCTATTTCTATTTATTATCTTTATATTTTTTATTAGCATTTTTGACGATACAGATTGAAAGGAATTTACTATGGATTATTACAAACTTCGCAATGAAGAACTTGAAAAAGAATTGAAAGAACTTCAAATCCAATATGATAAAGTTTGCTCTCAAAGAAATGAACTTGAATCAAAATTGGAAAAATTAAAACAAAATTGATTTTTACTATTGCAAAACTGAAAGGATTATGTTAGCATAAAAATTAGATAGGTTTTCTCGTTTTTGTACCTATCTATTATTTCTTAATTGTTTATGTAATTTTTAACCTCCTATAGCTTAAAACTTATCAAACAATAATAATTTATCTTTGCTACCCACTTAAAATCCTTTCAGGGTAGCTTTTTTATTGAAAGGATTTATTATGAAAAAAATTAAATTAGATGATTTAGACTTTGATTCTAAACTAACTTACTATTCTATGTTTGTTACTGAGAGAAAACCATTTAGCAATGGTTATGGTATTCCTGTAAAAAACAATGGAATCAATATTAACAAATGCTTTACAACACCTTTTTCTATTGTTAAGGCAATCGATAAGGGTGATTACAAATATCGCTCTATTGACGATTATTTTATTTTAACCAACGACGGATTACTTCTGTCTTATACACAAGAAGAACTAGAAATAAAAATGGACTTAGATTCAGAATTTGAAAATTATGTAATGCAGGTCCGTGCCACCACCCGTGCCTAACCTATAAAAATTTTTGATATCTTATACATTTTTAATTAACTACTTGACAATTAGTTAAGACTTGATTTATACTATTCTTAGTTAAGCAAGTTGGCTCTTATTCTTGCTTAAAATGGAGGTTAAGAAAATGAGACAAATAAATGAAATCAAAAAAGATATGGAAGAAGTAGAAAGAAAGCTATACTCTATGAGAGGCAAAGAAGATAAAGAAAGCTGGGAAATAATCCATTCTTTATATAGAGAACAACGCAACTTAGAAAAAGAATTAAGTGGAGTTATAGCTAGTAATGTTAAAGTTGGTGATGGTATTACTTTAAGAGTCTATAGCGACTGTCATGCTTTTACTATTATTGCTAGAACTGAAAAAACTTTAACTATACAACAAGATAAAGCTACATTAAAAAAAGACTGGAAGCCTGAGTTTATTCATGGTGGGTTTACTGCTCATTGTACTAATCAAAATGAACAAGAATATGATTATGAAAAAGACGAAAAAGGAAAAATCTTAAAAATAAGATGGAGTAATAAAAGAAACTATTGGAAAGCTCCAAAAGAATACGCTGGTATTAGTTTAGGTAGACATGAATTTTATGATTATAACTTTTAATAAAGGGGTTGCAAAACCCCTTATTTATAACAAAGGAGAAAATATATGTTTGAATTAGAAAAAAAACAAAATAGCTTATACAAAAATTATTATGAAGGATTTAATCCTAATACGCAAAAACATGTTATTTGTGTATTAGATGATAACAAAGTCTTTTTTTTAGTATATCAAGGAAGAACAAGGACAACTCATCCTTATAATAACAATTATAAAGAGATATGTTTTAAAGAGGCTACTACTGAACTTAATAAAGACTGATACAAAGCGATTTAAAACAAGACAATATAAATTGTTATTAAAAAGAAAAAGATAGCTCTACGGGGCTATTTTTAATTTATATGCACCCGTGCAAAAGTGGAGTAAAAAAATAAGGGCTAGAATGTAGCCCTTAAAATTTTCATCTTGTTTTCAGTTTCAATAATTAGTTTGTTGTAGGTTTCTACAGCTTCAGCATCTTTTCTAGCTTTAAACCATTCATTGATAGATACAAGGCTTTGAAGATTAGCTTCAAGCTTTTTATATTGTTTCATTGCTTCTTTATTCATCGCTTTATATTCCTTTCTTAGTATGTACGACTTAAACCGCCGTTTTTTTGTTCAATCCCAATGTAACCGAACTCGCTACATTCTTTATCGCTTAGATTAGCTACATAAGAGCAGGCCTCACCTAATCTTAAGCAATACTTGTCATTATTCCATTCATCAACATTATTACTAACATATAAGAGCGATAAGAGATTACCAAAAATTGTATGAGTTAATATTGCATGATAAACTAAACAGTTGTATTTCTTTTCAAAGTTTTTAATAGTATTTTCAATATCTTCTTCATTGCTTGTATAATATAACATACCATCAAAAATTGCATTTAGTCTTTCACTATAATAAACTACATCTTGAGTTTTAAAGTCTTGTATAACTTTCTTATTTAATCCTTTAATGCTTTCTAATCTTTCTACAGCCTCAGCTTTTTGCTTCATTCTTAAGTCTTCCATTTTTTAACCTCCATTATTTGCTAGTGGTTGGATATCCACTAACTAAGAAGATTATACAATGATTATAATTATATTGTCAACAAGTTTATTAACATTTTATTAAATTATCTTTACATTTAGTAAACTTCTTCTTGTATAGGACCCGTGCAACAAGTACGACAAAATTTAGATTAGTTTATACTAATGTATAAAATTAAAAATATTTAATTAACTACTTGACAACTATATTTTATTCTTGATACAATACTCATGCTTAAAGCGATTTACATTTTATCGCTTAGCTTAGGAGGTTTAAAAAATGATTAAATTAAGTGATTTGTTAAATGCGTTAGTTTGTTTGAATGTTAAGATTTATTTACATGTTGATAAAGATACTAGAAAGCTTTTATACGAAGGGGATGCAAATTTTGCCAAACTTCATATTGAAGATGTAGACAAATACAATGTATTATTAGTCTTTAGCTTAAAAGATTTAGAAATAATAGTTACTAAATAAGAAAGGATTTAAAAAAATGAAATTAATTGATTTACTCAAGCTTTTAAAAGAATCTAATTATAGCGATTATATGTTTAGTGTTTATTGCTTTATTAATAAAGAAAAACGCCTCATAAAATACTTATTACTTAAAGATTACCCATCTTGTTTAATTGAAGATTTAAAAGATAGTAGAGATAATATATTAGAAGGTTTTGATGTTGTTAATTTTGATTTTGAAAATAAAGAAATAATTATTATTGAAAGTTTATAAAAATTAACTAGCCCCACTTGAGGGGCTTTTCTTTTGCTTTGATTTAAAGCTTAAAATAGCCCTTTATAGCCTCGTTTTGTATTTGTTAGTAAAATTATACTAGAGATTGTAAAACTCTTCTTAAATCGGCTTATTTTAAGCTATTTCTAAATTGCTTATAAATCAGGAATACACCACCACAAAAAAATTATATATAGAGCCGTGCCAAAAGGGGCTAAAGAATAAAAAAGAAAAAACTTTTTTTAACTTTTTTCAATTAATCACTTGACAATTAAAAAGAAATAATTTTATAATGATTACGCTTGATAGATAAACAAGCGATTTCATTTAGTGGAGGTTAAGAAAATGACTAAAGAAAAAACAATTATTAATTTATTTAAAGATGTGGGATTAATTGCAATTCCTATGAAAAGCGGTAACAAGATAACTTCATGGCAACTTGAAGGCTTTACAAATCGAGGGGGTGACATGATACATGCATTAGATTTTAGCGGATTAACTGCTTTAAACGTACTAGATGTATTCGAAGCATTTTCAAATTATATTGATGATATAGATATTGACGATGAAATAGAGCTAAATTTAGAAGCTGCCAAAGCGTACGGATTGACAACAAGAGATTTTGTTCATGATTATGAAGATTATTTCGAAGATTTAAAAATAAAACAATTTAAATTAGCAAAATTAATAATAAAGCTAAAAAATCAATAAAAAGCCTTTAAGGGCTTTTTTCTTTTTCCTGAGATAATCAAATATAAACGATTTTTAGCCTCATAGAGACACTTTTATAAATGTTATGATAATTTAATAACAATTAGATAAAACTTGCTTGTATCGGCTTTATTTTAAATAATACAAAAAGTAAATTAACTACTTGACAACTTAAATAATTATAGTTTATACTTTTCTTAGTTGGTGAGGTTGTCAATCCTCATCGGCTTAATAAATGGAGGTTAAAAAAATGACGGAATTAGCAAAAGATATTTATGAAAGTGCAAAAGAAAACTATACGGATTTTGAACCTGGTGAGACTGTCGAACAATTTATTGATTTTGGCGCTCACAAAAAAGAATTTGAAGACAAAGAATTTAAAGAAAAAATCGAGGCTTTAGGTTTAAAAGTTGAGTTTAATTTCATGGGGCTTAACATTACAAAAGCTTAAAAATCTAGCCCCCTTAGTGGGGGTTTTAAAATGGAGGTGCAACCGTGCAAGAGATAAAAGATATAGATACAAAATTAGACTTTTTAACTGAGGCTTATTATTATAAAAAGCTGTTAAAATATAAAGAGAATTACAAGGAATTATATAACAACTCATATATGCTTAGGCACGGCGATGTTGTTAGAGATTTTAAAATGCATTATTTACTTGATTTTGGAGATTATATTATCGACTTAAAAATCCACATTAGAAAGAAGTTAGAGATTCCACCTTCTGATTACCTTCGCACGGCTCCACTAAAAGAAAGACTTTTCAAGTATAATGTTGACTATTTTATTCCAAGAAGATATTTAAATGCATCTTATATCTCAGTAAAAGAAGCAAAGCGATACAATGAATATTATACCTATTATGAGCTTACTAACACGGAAGAAGATTGCAAGGTTGTTAGACAGTTAACACCAGAAGAAAAAAAACAATTATCAGAGTTTTTCAACAATCTAATACAAGCCCGTGCGGATTATGTAAGTCATTATCTACTCAAAAAATATAATAACATTGAATAATACAGCCCGTGCATAAGGTGGTGCAGGTTCTTTTAGAAAATCAAAAAAAATAAAAAAATTATAAAATATTAAGTTTTTACTTGCATTTAGTAAAGTAATCGCTTATTATATTAATAGATAAAGCAATGCAAGTCATACATCGCTTTATAGAAAAGGAGAAAAAAATCATGGCACAAGATATTAAAAGCGAGTTAAAAAACTATAAAAGGGGTACTTTCATTAGGTTTGAATGGTTTTCTAAACCATCACAAAAAAAAGAATATAAAGATAGAGTAAAAAAAGTATCTTACGGCGTATATCGTTTAGGCGTTGACTATTCAAACATTGAAGAAGTAAAACTAATGGATGCAAACATAGAACAACCCCAACACCATTTACAAGGTCAACAAGCATTTTCAACACCTTATTTCATTATCTTAAATGAAAAGACACAAAAAGAAAAATTAAGAGTTTACACTACTAAAAACCATAAACATAGAACAATTACCAAATACTATTTAGATGATAAAGAAGTAAGCAAACAAGAACTTTTAGACCTTGGCGCTATTAGAGAGACACCACACAAAGATTTATTATGTTTTGATGTATTTCTTGATAACATTATAAAACTAGGTTAAAGCCTAGTTTTTTTATTATATATAGAGCCGTGCTAGTATAGTTCAGAAGCTCCACCACCTAAACAACAAGATTAAATAATTTTAACTTTTTTCAAGTGAACGCTTGACAATTAGATTTATATTTTTTAATATTTACTTGTACTTATTAAGGAGGTCAAGAAAAATGTTAGTAAGTGATAAAATACAAATTAGCTTGAATAACTCAAAGCTAGGGGATAAAATCCCATCGTTAAATCTAAGCGTATTTAAAAGTTGTAGAAAAGATGCGCCATGTCTATTAAGTGGTAAATGCTACGCATTAAAGGGGCGCATGAGATTGCATCAAGAAGGCGCTTATAAAAATAATTATGATGCTTATATTGAAAATCCCGATTTATTTTTTAAAACTATTCAAGATTGGTTAAACGATGATGATGTTATATTTAAATTTTTTCGTTGGTTTGGTTCGGGTGATATTGTAGATTATAAATTTTTACTTGGTATGATTGAGACCGCAAAAGCATGCCCACAAACTCGCTTTATGGCTTTTACTAAAAAACATAATTTAGTTAATATGTATTTGGCGCTTGGCCATCAATTACCGCAAAATTTAAAAATCATATTTAGCGCATGGGATAAAGATTTTAAAATTAACAATCCTTACAATTTACCCGTTGCATTTATTGATTTAAAAGATAAAGAAAAAAACGCATCAATAAATGAGTACGCCATCCCATGTAGAGGTTCATGCAAGTCTTGTAAATCTTGTTGGTCATTGGTTAATGGTCAAGCGGTCTTATTCCCTCAACACTAAACAACTAAACGGGGCGCCCCCCCGTTTTTTTGTTGTTTGCTTTTATTCTTTAAATAAAGCCCGTTTAAGCGTTGTTTTACTGATTTATGATAATTTATATATAAACTGTATAAATGAAGCTATACGGGGCTAAAAATAGCTTATGCTGTTTAATGCTGTCATGGTGGTATTTCTTCATGTTGTATCTCCATAATTAAAAGAAAAATAAAACAAGCCACCGACACCCCACCACTTCTGAGCCGTGCTATATATAAAAACGCATATTATCCGCCACTTGCTTCTGAATCAAACTAATTAAATCTTAATAACATAAATATAACTGTTATTATTTTGATTGTTTTTATATCTACCTTCTAAGGCTTGCACGGGTTCTATATTTTTTAGATTCTACCACCAAAAAGAAAAATTAACTAAATGACAAAATAGTATTGATATTGTTAAGTAAATGCTTTACAATAATAGAGTAGATAGAGTTGTTCATCTCTATCTTATATATAGGAGGTTAAAAAAATGAAAATCGTATTTACTCAAGAAGAAATGAAAAAGTTATTGGAAGCATGCAAAATCTTATGTAGTGACAATAAGTGCAACCCTGATAAGTTGAATGTTGTAAATCTTGCAATAGAGGATAACAAAGTTATAGCTTATGCAACTGATAGATACCAATTTTTAAAAATCACATTTAACAATAATGATATGATTAAAGAAGCACCCGATAATATGCAAAACGGGTTTATTATAGGTTATAAAGTAGCTAATCTATATGGAATATTATTAAGCTATCTTAAAAAGACTGACACATCTATTGCTAATATTTATATAATCGACACAAAAGATTTAGACAATATAATTGTTAATAATAATATTTTCATTTATGTAAAAGATATCCTAGTATTTGATAATGTTCATCTAGATATAAGAAAGTATAAATCTAATAAAACCGCACCTCAAGCACTAATTAGTCCTTACTGTATGTTAAAACTTGCTAAAATCTTAAAAGTACTTGTAAAATATGAAATGGAAGCTGTAATACAAACAACTCATATTCTAAAGGTACTTACAACAATGACAACTGAGTGGGAATGTGAAGACTATAAAGTTGAAATCTTAACTACCTTATGTAAGTCGTTATAGAGGGGTTTAATCCCTCTATATAAAAGCTTCTGAAGAAGGAGCTTTTTTTTGTTATACCTTGCACGGGTATATGTGATATTATAATTAGTCTAATTCTAATTTTAAAAGCACTTCTTTATATAATAACACTTATAAACTATCTTTTTATTCCCATGAAAATTTTATTATATATAGCACGGGTGTATATACCTCAAATGGAGTAGGTTTAAATTTTTTAGTATTTGTTTAAATTATATTACTGTAAATTATTCCTTGTTTGCTTCTGAATAATCCTGTTATACTTTGCACGGCTCCTAATAAGGTGGTGTCGCCTTATGTAAGATAATACCACTTTTAAAAAAAATAAAAAATGTTAAGAAAACTATTGACAATGTACTTTCCATTTAGTATATTATTCTTGTTCAAATCAACAAGGACAAGAAAAGGAGAAATCAAGATATGAACGAGAAAGATTTAGAAGAACTTAGAAAATATATTGAAAAAAAAGTAAATGAAGCAAAACCTAAGTTATTTAAAATGATTGAGGAAGCAAAACTAAAAAACAAGCAAGAAGAAGAAAAAGCAAGATTAGAGACAATCGAAAGCTTAAAGAAAAAAGGTTATGTCTATAGTGGAAAATGTTTCAATTGTGATGTATTTAGTAAGAAAGGCGAAAAAGATGTTCTTTTATCGCCTCTATGTTAAGAGGATTTAAAATGAGATTAACTAAAAAAGAAAAATTATTTGTTGAGTTTTTAGAGACTAGAACCCCTTCACAAGAAATGCAACAAGTATGGTATGACTACATTGAAGTTACAATATGTTTAAAAAAAGAAGATTTTATAAATCTTACTAAAAAGATATATGTTAAATTAAAAGGAAAATACTTAAAACCTGAAGATTTAAACAATTTAGATGCATCATTAGAGGATTGCTTCGATTAAAAGAAGCTCCCCTTAAACTAGCCGTTGAAGGTTACAAGCCCTTATGAAAAATAGCGAGTAAGAGGAGTGTTAAAAATTATGTTTTACAAAAATCAATTAAAAGTAGCAAGGGAAAATAAACTAGATATTATCTCTCTAGAAGTTGCTTCAGAAGTTGAAGCTTTATCTATTCCATTTGACGAAAAGGATTTTGAAATAGCTTGTTCAATCGTTGAAAATGCTTATATTAAATCCGATGACCTCTCCGTTTATCAAATTGCTACCGCACTTTCAAATCTCTATGACAATGATAAAAAAATACTTAATAAATTGTCTTATAGAGACTTAATCGATGAAGCTTGTTATTTATTCTAAGTACAAGCTAAACATCGCTATATGAGGCTGAAAAAGGCCTCTATTATGATAAAACCAAGATAGAAATATCTTGTTCCTGTATAAAGCTATCTCATTTTTTCTTGATTTAACCTCCGAGATAGCTTTTTAAATTATTTTTAAATTATTAATATTTTTATTGACAAATAGTTAATTATTATTATATAATTTTCTTAGTTAAAGGAGAAAAAACAAAAATGAGTAGATTATTAGAAGTAAATCCAAATAGTGGAGAAATCATAAGAGGAACAATTAAATCCTCATGTGAAAAAGAAATGCCAACAATTGAAGTTGGTAGTACTGTAAGAACAATGGATAGTTGCAATGTAAAGGTATTAAAAATTGAAAATGATATTGCATATGTACAAATTAGTTCAAATGAACTAAGAAGAGATATGAGTGCTACTATTAACATTAACAATTTAAAATATTCCTTAGCACATCATAACTTAATCTTTTCCGATTTTAAAAATAGAAAATATATTAAATAGGAGTTGAACAACATGAACTTATTCGGTATAATTTATTTATCGGCTTTATGCTTAGTAGGGCTATTTATTATAGCCCTATTCATAGCAATTCAAGTCAAACTCAAAAAACTTAAATAATTAGTGGGGCGGTATTGCTGAGAAGCAAAACAATTCGTTAATAGCTAGTCGTACTAAAACAATCATTTTTACTAAAACCTTCATTAAACAAGTACAATACCTATATTTCCATAAATTAGATTTCACTAGCTAAATCTATCGCCCTTAAAAAAAAGACTCTATACGAGTCTTCTTTTATTTTTCTGGATATTTTCTTCTAGCACGGGTGTGGGGTATATTCCGTGCAACTTCTCATATACCTGAGTCTTTAGTTCATAGTAATCTTTTGGTTGCACCAGATTTTCCCTTACTGTGTATTCTCTGGCTAAGTCAGATAGACTCGTACCTAGCACGGCAGACAATTCTAAGGGTATTAACCTATGCTTACAGTTCGGTCTTGTTATGAGCCAATACGGGCCTTGCATAACTTCTTGAACTGTCATAATATCATTTGCCTTAATATAGTCTGATACAGCACGGTAGACTTTCCCACTACACTTAGTTCTCCAGAATCTATCTACATAAATCTTCCCTTGCAAGTCTTTATGGTCCACGGCTGGATTATTATGTTTCGAGCAGATAAAGAAAATGTTATCCGTGTCTTTTAACATATCTTTTGTGTTACTAACATTATTCCGTCTTTGGTTGTTTCTGTTTACTCTTTTCATGGTAGATAGGACTTTATCATAATTTACCCTTTTAGTCAGCACGGCAGAGACTTCTTCAGCATCTCCAGATTCCGTGCGCTTGCATTTTCTAGCTAGGTTATAACACTCAATATACAGAGCATTTTTTTCTCTTGTATTCAGTTGTTCATAACCCCCTACTATCTTCTTCAAGCCTTTACTGATATAACCAAGGTTTTTCCCGTTTATACTTGCACGGTAGATATAAGAAAAGGTCTTTTTCATAAGACCTTTATAATTATAAATCATTTAGAAGTTCCTCTTCTTCAGATGCCGTTGCGTCTGGGTGGTGGCTCCTAATATACCCTAACTCATATTCTAAATCTTCGTCGCTCAAACTATCACCATACAATTTTTGGACATACATCTTGTCTGAAATTACGTCGCTTGCATATGCATCGCCTAATACTTTGACTTTGTTTTCAAATGAATCGTCTGCAAACTCGTCAAACTTAATCGATACGCCAAAATCAATTGTCTTGACAGGTGTTTCGTCGTCTTGATTCTCTATGATTTGATATGCTATTAACAATTGTGTTATTAAACTTTTTAGGACTCTTGTTTCTGCCTTTATCGTATCTTTTCTAGTAAAGATTGTAACTTTCTCTTTTTCCCTTTGTGCTTCTGCATTGTCTTTTTTAGCTACGTCTATTCCTAATGTTGCTGGACTCATGATTCCTTGTAATATCATAACAACAATGCTTATTGCTTCATTACTATATTTTGAGAAGTCTATATTAGGTTGAGTAACCATGACTGGTGTTCCACCACCTATAGACCCGTCAGAGTTTACTCCACCTTTATACCCGACATACTTTCTATCATAGACTTTTGGCATTCTTGGTAATCCTGTCTTCATGTCTCTTTCTAAGTAGTCTGTATTTATATATTCTTGTGGCGTACTTCTTCTTACAGAATTTGACGCTTGCGATAATGTTTGGTCTAAATCGTCGAACAAATCCAACTTGCCCTTATATATGCTTCGTCCATACAAATCTCTATTTGTATCTTCATAGAATACACTTGCTCCACCTAGTAAGCAATTTACACCTTTTAACTCATGGTGTGTCACTGTATCCTTAAACACTTCGACGTCTTCAAACTTTAATTCTTTTAATTCTTCAGTCGCCGTCACTTCAAATATTGCTTTATCTATATGCAAGTCTTTATTCTTTACTACTCTTGTTTCTGTTATTAAGTATCTTTTTCGCCCGTCATTATAATAGTCTTTATATATCAAACCTATCACTCGCCCTGCCTTCTTGATATAATCTACTTCATTCGCCTTATAATAAACAACTATTGGGTATTGTGATATTTCCATGTCCCATGTAATCTTGAACGCTCCCCACCCTTCTACATAAGTCAATGGTACTTGTTCTTTTGTTACTATCTTTTCTAAATTATTATCGTCCATTATCTTATCGAGTATCTCTTGCCACTCTTTATTACATTTAATAACAGGAAATCCTACAATATTCGATAATGTATCGACAATAGCCCTTGGTAGTCCGCTATGTGTCTTTTTGACGTCGCTTTCACTACTTGATATATACCAGAAATAACTTCTCTTGTTTCGCCCGTAAAATGGTTCTATATTATATTGCATGATTCCTTCTGATGTATAGAAATTACCTAATTCGTCAGAATCACCTGTATACCATTCATTATAGGCTTTTACTTCTACTCTCAATGCTTTCTCTTTATCACCGACTAGAATCTCTCTATCGTCTTTGGCTTCCCCTGTCTTTATTGCTCCGACTTTGCCAAATGTTACTTTCTTTATCCAATCTACTAATCTCATCGCATAAACACTCCTTTTATTTTCTTTTTTGATTTTGCCTTTACTGCTTTATCATACGCTAAATAGTCAAATGTTATTATAAACTCTACTCTAGGGTTTTCTTTGGCTAAATCAAACATTTCTTTACTTAAATTATAATAACGCCTTATAAAATCAAGCCTTTTGTCATTTTGGCTTTTTTTTTGAAGTCATCGTATGTATCGAACAAGCTTGACTCATTCCCGACTATTTTACTCTTAATTAAAAAAAAGCCAGCTCTACCATTTTTTATACTTGGCATGTAAACTAGCATAGGTTTTTCTACTGTTAATTTGATTATATTTCTTGGGTCTTCCTCTATAAGAGGAATTTCATTCAATGAAATAAAGCCGAATTTTATCTTTGGGTTGTCTGGCACCAATTTCGCTAAATCCCCGCCTGATTTGCCCTGATTCAATTGAGATTGAAAGAAAAAAAGTTTAGCAGAATCGCCAATCATAGAATTAGACCTCCTTGTTTGAGTCGTCTTGAGATGGAATATCTGAGACGATTTGGATTCTAGTAACATCTGAGTTAGAGTTAAAGTTCATGAAGTTATCAGCGAAGACTTTAAGGGCGGTATTATTACCAGCGAAGGCGAGGTTTTTAATAGCCTTACGACCATAGAATTTAGCCATACCAGAGAGGTTGTAATAAGCCTCAGCGAAGTCGGAAGAATAGAGGATAGAGCAGAATCTATCTAATTCAGCTTTAGACGTATGAAGGACCAAGCGGACTTCGTCGATAGGGGTAAAGCAGTCAATAGCGTCTTCGAATTGTTCACGAGAAAAAGTAAAATCATTAAGGAGCTTAAGATTTTCAGTAGAAATAGGATGTTTTTCATCTGGATAAAAAAAAGCCATAAAAATAAATTACCTCTAAGAGGAGTATAACAAAGAGAGGGGTAAAAAGTAAAGGGGAAGGTGAAAAAAAGATTAAAAATTATGAGGAAGCTGGAGAGCGGAGAGGAAGCGAGACGAATTTAATAACAAAGGGAAGTGTTTGTTGTTACGGGATTTTTTAGGTTTAAGGGAGATAAGGTAAGAGAGGGTTGAGTAGTTAAGGTTAAAGAAATCGAAAATGAAGTGAGCTAGGTCAGGGTTATGTGATTTAGAAAAAGGTATGGAGTTAGAGATGAACTGATTAAAGGTAAAAGCGAAAGTATGAGAATCGAAGTAAAGAACAAAAGCTCCAATAGGCCTACAAAAGACGATAGACGGGCATTTACGCTTGTTTTGCAAAAGATTGAATAAATTATCGTCGAACCTAAAAACAAGCCTATAACCGACCTTTTTAGCGTTTTCCAACAAAAGTTTAGTTTGAGTTGGGAAAGAATCAATGTTAACATAAGAAAACTTTTTCATATATAAAAATCACCTCTAGAATCAAGTATAAGCAATTTAATAACATTTGTCAAGAAAAATACTAATTTTGAATTTTCCATGTAAAGTCAAAATGAATTTACTTTATATATAATATATATAAAGTAGGTAGAAAAAATCAAAAAAAATATTGGTTTTATAACCTTTATTATAAAATCAAGAATCAAGAAAAAAATAAAAAGGTTTATAAAAATAGAAATTTTTTGAAAATTGACTAATAATATATATATATATAATATATATATTAAAACTGTTTTGACTTTACCTGGAAAATTTTGAGATGTCAAGTAAACACTTGAAAATCGTGTTTGGGGGTGGGGTATCAAACACATACATTTGGGGGTGGGGGTGGCAAATGTAATTCGATAAAAATTAGTAAAAAAGTGAAAAATTGAGAAAAATTGGTAAAAAAGGACAATATCTAGGTGTTACTAAAAAATGGTATTTTATATAAAAACCTAAGATTTTTTGTATAGAAAAAGGTTTACATTTTGAGCATGTAGGACTATAGAAAAAGGATATAAAGGGGGGGCAGGAGTAGAATAAAAGGGAGAAAAAAGAGTATAAAAAAACTCTTACTGTTACTAAGAAAAATAATAACAATAAGAGTTGAGGTGAATATTTCTGTCTTAGGAAATTTCAATATAAACTAAAAAATGGAGAAACATTAGTTTACATAGAATATTATAAGGCAAGATTTAGAAAGAATCAAGAGGGAATAAAAACCCCGCACAAGAAAGGACGGGGTGTGGGGGGATTAATTAGATTTAGAATTAGTAGTGGTGAAAAGGTCTGGGTATGGAAGGTTATCCTCTAGGATTTGAAGGAAGGTTCTCCACTCACTTAGTTTGTGATTCTTGCGTTGGTGGTAGATTGTTTTGAGTTGTCTATAGTTGGTTGTTAAGGTGGCGCCTAGGACAAAGCCTGAAGGAAGAGAAGCGACGAGGGTTCGCCAAAGTTTGGATTTTTCTTCTTGGTCTTGAGTTGAATTGTATTGGTTTAGAAGGTCTTGATATCGGCTTAGAATGATAGGGTCTGTCTCAGGAACGCAACATTCGTTGATGTTGAATTGGGTTAATTTGTGCATGGTAGACATGGAAGAGATGAAGTCCAGGAAATGGTAGCGTTGGAGTTGCTTCCACATATAGAGTGGGGCGTAAAGGTCGAATTGGACGATAATCCCCGTTAGGAATTGGTCATGCCCTTCCCCGATATTTGTATTAGAGAGCGTATAAGCTCTTTTTAGCCCTTTACAGGGTAATTCTTCGTCGGGTTGAAGAATATTAGTACGCATAGGGTTTCCGCTTGCTCTGATAGCATTATCGAGACCATAGACTTGAATATTATTAACTGTTAATGTATTGTATGACATAAAATCTCCTTTATTTATTGTTATTATGCTTTTTATAGATGATAATCTCAAGAATGTTAAAAGCTAGAAAAGCACTAACGAGAGATAAGATAAAAATAGTGGTAGGATTTATACCTGATATGACGCAACATAAGATGGCTAGAAGTACGGCTAGAGTACTTAGGAAAATATTGCAAGGAATGATACTTGAATCTTTTTTCATGGTTTGTTTACCTCCTAAAAAAATACTGTCATTTAGACAGTACTTTATAAAATCCATGTATAGGGAAGATTATAGACGATAGGTATAGACCTACAAGAGACGGAATACCGATTGTCGTCAAGATTTCATATAAAGATAGCCAAACACCTACAAAAAGAAAAATCGAAGTGAGAGACGCCTTTATTTTAGTTTTAGCCGATGGTGTTGTTTCCTTATAATAGATAGAATAGATTACATTGAAAGTGTTTAAATCACTTAAAGAATAATCTAAAGTATAAATAATAGAAAAGGTAAGGGTGTAAATCAAAGAATAAGCTTTAAAGTATGAGTTGTTTATTAATTGATGCAAGATAATGTAATATAAGAATGGATAGAAAATAAAAGACGCTAAGGCTAAAGTTAAGAAAAGGCAAAGGACGATTTTAATTACCTTTTGTTTGGTGTTCTTCATTTTCCTCTACCTTATTGTAAATAGCATTTAAGAGCTTGATAGCCATTGAAACTTTTGGTTCTCTTGTACCTTTAGCATATCTTGAAATAACAGGTTCAGAAACGCCTGTAATTTGAGATAATTCTTTTTGAGTAAGATTAGCAGTCTCTAATCCTAATTTTAAAATCTTTGAAAAATTTTTCATATTACCTTCTCCTAAATTATGTTCATAAAAGCTTAATTTTCTTAATGCTTTTTTAGTTAAATCATTCTTATTATGAATCTTATCATAAATTAAATTTCCATTTTCATCAGTATATATTTTCATTTGTTATTATTGTACTCCTTTATTATTAATCTATTATTGACGATACATAGTTTGACATAGAATCTAAAACTTTATCGATTGTATCTTTTGAGACAAATTTTTCTTTGTTAAAGATTGATTTAGCCATGGCTCTATCGCATATCTCGATGCTTATATCTGGATTTGTTCCTTTTAAGGATTGGCTTTTGTCATAGATATACTCAAGTAAAGTATCGTCAATTTTTTTATTAGAAAATTTTCTTAATATATTTGTTACACTAGCTTTATCAAGAGTATTTAATTTGATAACACTAAATCTTCTTGTTAATGCTTTATCGTTTTTTATGAATTGATTAAATTCATCTTCAGTAGTTGCTCCGATAATTTTGATTTCTCCATTTGAAAGTAGTGGTTTTATAATATCACAGAAAGATAATGTTTGGTGTTCACCGCCTTTATTACTTAATTGCATGATTATATGTAATTCGTCAATAAATAAAACTATTTCAGCTGATTCTTCATTATCTTTATTAAATTGCTTAACTTTATTTATTGCTCTTTGTATCTTTTCTTCAAAGTCTCCTCGGTATTTAGTCCCTGATATAGCGGACAAGCAAGAGAAACCTACAATAATTTGTTTCATTTTATGTTTTTGTAATTCGCAATTTAATTGTTGAACTAAAGCAGTTTTACCACACCCAGCTGGACCTATGATAATGGAATTTTGCATTCTTTTTTTATAGAATGTTTCTAATAAGGTTTGAATATCTTTTTCTCTTCCTATTATAGGTATAGATGGTTTATCTATTTTAAAAAAACTATCAAAGCTATTTATTAATTCATCTAATTGTTCGTTCATTTTTAGTCCTTTCTTTTTTTACGATAAATTATTTTTTAAATTATCTTTTAAAAATTCTTCCCAAAGATTTTTATGTGAATCTATAAATTTGGATATTTCTTTATTTAATGTTTCTTCGTCGACTAATTGAGCTAAAGCTGTAACAGTAGTCATTAAAGTTAATTCTGCTTCCCTTTCTTTTAATATATCTTTTTCTTTTAAAGTGTCGATTATAGACATAAATATACCTAAAGCTTCCTCGACTGAGATTTTTTTATCTCTATTGTCAGCTACAATTTCGATTGCTTTTTTTAATAAACTTAAAGATTCCATAATTATTTACCTCCTTTCTTAATTTCAGCAGTTTGAGTAATATGCTCTAACAAATTCATATCTTTATATTTATAACAAATATCTTCTATGGATTGTTTAACATCGTTAAGCTTTACTATATTATCTATAAGTCTTGCATTTGTTGTTGCAGATTTCTCTAAATGGAATAATCTTTTTGCTAATTCTTCAGCTTCAGTTAAGATTGAATATTCCTTTTCAATTAATTCTTTTGCTTCATTTGAAAGATTAAGTTGAACTGGTTCTTTTTTTTCTTCTTGAATTGGTGATGGAGCCGATAATCTAGCATCTTCTTTTTTAATATAATCAATATAAGAATGATAAGCATCATCAGGCATATGACTTGCCATTCTTACTGGGTCGATTTCAGGTGCATTTGTTAAATTAATCGTAATGAATCCATATTTATACCCATTATCAATCGCATTTATTATTGCTTCCTTAGATATTGAGCCAAATGTTGATAATTCTTCTTCAATATCAAGCATTTCTAAAGCTATATAGCCATCTTCTTGTAATCTTTTTACAAGACTTGATTTTCCTGTTGCACCACTTGTCCCCATTACTAATATAGTTTTTTGGTTAGAATTGTTTACGATTAATTCTCTTCTTTCTTTTTTATCAGTAACATTTAAATTGATTACTAAATAAGAAGCAAATACATTTGTATCATTTATACGGCAATTATAAATTTGAGCAAAAAAGCTTCTTGTTTTAAGTTCACGTTTGTTTCCTACAAAAATTGTTTTGTCATCAATTTTAATTTGTAATTCTCCATTTTCTCCAGTTATTTCTAATAATTCTTTTAATTTCATAATTTGTTTTCTTTCCTTTCATTTAATTTGATTTATCTATATATTTATCAAGTCTTAACCAATCCCAACCATGTTTAGTTTTTTCAGCAATAACATTGATAACTATTTCATCATAATTATCTTGAACTCCAGCAAAATTGTTTATCCAGTTTTTAAATTCACTTTCTTCGATGGTTATTTCTTTTTCTAAGTCTTCATGTTTCCACTCTGAACCATCATATAAAGTGTATTTTATTAAATAAGTTTTTTTCATTTTTGTTTGTTCCTTTCTTATTACGTAATTAGTATATCAAATGGTAATAATCTTGTAAATAAAAAATTACCATTTTTTTAATTTTTTAAAATTAATGATTATCAAACCATTCTTTTAAATTAAATTTATCTTGCCAATTAATTCCTAATAATTGTCCAAATAAACCCATTAAACAGGTTGTAACAATACTATCTCCAGCTAAATGATATAATGATAATTCGGTTTGGTTTACTTTGATTTTATCAAAATCTTCATCTTTAACACCCATTAATCTAAATAATTCTTTAGGTATTAATTTTCTAAATCTAAAATTACTTAAATAATTAGGAAATGAATCAATATTAATTTTGTTATCAAGTGTTGCTAGTTCATAATTTTTTGTGGGTAGTATAACCATTCCAGACGTATAGTCTCCACTTCTTGTAGTTACAGTAGGTGCAATACCTGTTTTATTTACATTAATCATAGTTGCTATTGGGTCTTGTTGAGCTTTCCAATTAATAATATCATTTATTTGCTTTTCTTTAAAAAAATATTTTTCGTCTACATTACTAATATATAAATCTTTTAATGATGATTCTAATTTTTTCTTTTTTGGAAAATAATACATACATTCTTTTGGAATAGATATCATAAATGTTCTAACTCTATTTTGTGGTATTCCATAATCTTTAGCATTTAAATCTTCACAAAAATTTGTATAACCTAAAGATTCTAATTTTTGAATCCATAATCTAAAATCTTTAATATTATTATTTGAATGAACTTCAGAAACATTCTCCATTAAGAGTATTGGCATTTCTTGAATATTATCTTGTTTTAATTCGTCTAATATTCTTTCAACTTCCCATAATAAACCGCTTCTTGTTCCACTACCTTTAGTCATTCCTAATTGCTTTCCAGCTAATGATAAATCTTGTCATTGTCAACATGGATAGGAATAAGTCATTATATATTGAAACTTATCACTATCAACAATGTTTAAATCCCCCCCCTTCACTTTTGATACATTAACAAGATTATTACTTGCTTTTATATCATTAAATACCATACGGCATTTACTTTCACCCATAGATTTTATTTGTTTAAAATTCATAGGCTCGTTATAATCCATTGATATTCCTAAATCGTTTAAATAATTAACTATTTCTTCAAAACTTAATTCTTTAGAATAATCTTGATTATTTTCACTAAAATGTAAATCCTTATAAGCAATAATTGATTTTACTGCCCATTCTGCAATTTTCCAATGTTCAAAATTAACATTTAAATATTTTAATGCTAATGATTGACTACCATAACCTGCAAATAATTCAATTAATCTAATTGGTTTTGTAATCTTAAATTCATCATATATCATGCTAAATAAAGACACTTGTTCTTCATCAACTTTTTTCATATTTTCCTTTCTAAAACAATTTCATATAGCCTTGTTCTTCTTTCTTTTTATCAACTTGAGTTACATCATTTAATCTATCGTTTGCAATTTCATAAAATTTTGGGTTTAATTCAAAGCCTATGAATTGTCTATTAAGCTCTTTACAAGCTACTGCTGTAGTTCCTGAACCTATAAATGGGTCTAATACTACCCCCCCCTCAAGGCTTGAATTTATTATTAAGTTCTTAATAATTTGGATTGGCTTGATAGTAGGATGTGAATAAAGTTCTTTATCTTGAATATTAATAGGTAGTTCATAATGAGTTTTAGCTGTATCATAAGTTGTATTAAGTTTTACTCCGTCTTTAAAGTATAAGCAATATTCTGTATCAGTTAAATATTTTCCACCACATAGAGGCATTGCATTTGTTTTGTGCCAAGTAATTATATCAAATGTACATTTATGCTTGATAACAAAAAAATCTAATAGCTTAGGAATCAAAGTTTTATTGCACCATATATAAACATTTATTTTCTTGCAAACTCTTATAAATTCGTTTAGGATATCTTCTTTAATCCCTATGTGTAGATTTTCATTACCTAAGCTATCCATTATATTTTCTATTCTTTTTTCTTTTAGCATACCACCACCCGTTAAACTGTTTATTTCATAAGGCGGGTCTGTAACAATTAGGTCAATGCTTTTATTAGGTATTTTTTTAATTAATTCATATGCATCGCCTAAATAAAGTTTGTTTAATTCCATTTTTATTCTCCTAATTTTTAAAATAAATAAACCATACTATAAATAACCAAATTAATGAAAACATAATTTATTTCTCTTTTATAAATGATATACCATTTATTATAATTTTATTTATGTGTTTTAGTTCATCCGTAAGAATATTATCAGTAAGTTTAAGAGCAAATTCTCCAACACGAAACGTAATAGAATCGGCATCAATAATAATGTTATGTATATCTGAAATTTCTATGGTATGTGAATTATCTTTAATACCTAGATTTTCAACACCTAGACGATTTTCAATCTCATATTCTTGGATGGTTCCAGATGCATCAATATATGTATATTTATCATTTTTGATATTATTTTTCATTTTTTAACCACCTTTCAAATTGCTCCTGGTTTTCTGCTGGAATTTGAAACATATATTGACCATTATTAGTATTTTGATATAAGCTTTTCTTTATTATATTTAATATTTTTAAATCGTTTATAAAATCTAATAATCCAGATTTAAGAGTTTCATTTTCTTTTGATGTATTTTGTAAAATTTCTACTAAAGTTTTTATTGTTGTTTCTTTGTTTTTTAAATCTTTTTCAATAGTCTCAAATTCTTCACTATTCTTTAACTCATTATTGCAACAGCGACAGCCTTCTAGCATTGTTTCGTCGCATTCTTTACATTTAATATATTTATGTAATTTAATTCTTTCTAATGCTTCTTTACTCGTCATTGCTATTATCCTCCTCTGTTGGTTCTTCGGTAGCAATATAATGTAAAAATAAGATATTTATAATTACATCAAGTTTGCCCCAATTATTAAGGATAAAATCTTTTTGTTTTGTTCCTTCATAATATATATCTTTTATGAATTTTAGTTTATCACGATTTCTTATATCTTCTACAATATCTTCTTCATAATCCCAAGTTTCTTTATTAAAAAAATCGCCAAATAAATTTATCACTTTATTTTCAAAATCTCTTTCTAATAAGTCTTTTCCTTCATTATTTAGTTCATATGATAAAGTTGTATCTAGTACTTTTTTTACATAATTTCTATATTGTTCTAAAATTTCTTCATTACTCATTTTCTTTCTCCTTTTTTATAATTCTATCTACTCTTTTTGTAAGTCTATCCATTTTAATCTCTCCTCAATTTCTTTTATAATTTTTTTCACTTGTTGCTTATCTTTTCTTGATTTAAAATCAATATTATTTAATCCATCTTTTATCATTAATAAAAAACATTCTTCATCGGTATTCATATTTAATAAATCTCTCTTTCAATACGAATTGATTTATTGCAATCAGGGCAATTTATAAAACCTTTAGTTGGTTCTCTATCAAATGGTACAAGTTCTCTCACATCTGTATCATTACAAATAAATTCACAGCCACATCTAGGACACATTATTTCATATTTAGGAATTAAATTTATATTCCCATGTTTTTTTATTTCTATCATTTTTTAATCTCCTTTTTTAAAATAAATAAATATAAACTAAATAAATACTTATACCATCTACCATAAGAAAAGTATATAAAATAATATCAAAAATATTAAAATTAATAATGTTACTAAATAAATTCCCATTTTATTTTAATAACTCTCCATCTTTTTCTAACGGCATATTCATTTCAGCCTTGCCTAAGTAAATACATTCTTGAATATAAGCTAAAGCATCAATAGCATTATCTTTTGAACTATAAGCTCCTAAAATAATTCCTTCTTTATCTTTATAAGTAATTATCACATAATTATTTTTATCTATCATTAACATACTTTCTAAAAGTATTTTATTATATTCATTAATATTTACTAATGAAAATCTATCTTTAGTTCTAATCCACATAATTTTATCTCTCCTTATTTTTCATCTTCTTTAGATTTTTTTAAATTAAATATTTTTTCTAAATCAACACCATATTCTCCATATTCAGGTTCTTTAGAATGTCGTAGTGCAGAGCAAGCTTCTTCAATATAAAATGGTTTATCAGATGAATAAACAATAGTACCTAATAAATTTTCTTCATTTATCTCATCATAATGTTCACCTAGATATCCCCAAAAAGTTTCATAGACTTTATTGCCTTTAATCGTTATACCATATTGTGCATCACTTCCCCAAGAATTTAATCCCCAAGTTTCTAAATCAATAATAGCTCCAGTATCAAGAATCACAAACCTTTTTATTTGATTTTTCTTCATTTACTTGTCTCCTCCTTATTTATTTGATTTTTCACATATAGGACATTTATCCGTTACAACCATTATATCATTTACTGAAATATAAACTACCCCATAATTTTTAAATTTAATTCGATAAACATTATCTAGTCTACCATAATCTTCCACTTCATAACATTTATTACCTTGTGAAAACCAATGTATTTTTGATTTAGATGTTAATGAATCACAACTTGCTAAACAAATAATTGTTAATAATCCAATCAATAGTTTCTTCATAATCCTAACTCCTCTAAAGTGTAATAACGATTTGATTCAAGTTTTTTAAATCTTACTTCTGAAAGAAATAATTGAGTATCAATCTTTTCTTGTCCGTATTCTTCTATTGATGAATAAAATAAAACTCTAATATATGCAACTTGCTTTCCTAAGAAACTATCAACTCGTTTTGATATTTGAATAATTTTATTATTTTTAAGCATTTGAAGTATAGGCTTTAAATATTCCTTATCTTCTTCAGATAATAGTTCTTCGTTTTCCATTCCTATTTCAATTTCTTGATTTAAAAATTTTTCAGAATATAATTCTTTGTGGTAAATCCAATCTTGCTGGTTATTTGCTGCACACATTACATTATAAAATATACATTTATTGCAATTCCAATCATTACCATAAAATACACAATTCTTCTCACGCCATTTCACATTTTCTTCTTGAGTTAAATCTCTTAATTTTATTTTTCTTTTCATAAATCTTCTCCTCTTCGCATATTTAAATCAAATAATTTCCTTATTTGTTCTCTAATATAATCTTCTAAAGTGTCATACTCTTTAGCTACATCCATTATATATACTTTGCTATTCAATTTTGAATTTGGAATATTTTCCACTAAAACAGAAACAAATTTTTCTATTTCATCTTCTCTTTCAGGGCTATCATTGTCTACTAATATCTTTTTTATTTGTTCAATTATAAATGTAACTTCGTCTATTCTTGCATTGTATACATCTATTATTTGTCGTACTTCCTTTTCTTCTTCGGGATGATTATATAGCATGTATTTTACTGTTTCAATCTCGTTATAAATTCTTAATTTTCTTAATTCTAAATAATTTAATAATCTTTTCATATTTTATATCCTTTCAATTTTATCTAAGTTAATTCCTTTATAATAATAGCTTTTTTTATTCTTTACTAAATGGTTTTTGTAATAACTTTTCTCTTCTACAATTATTTTAATAACATTATCATTTAAAGGGATTGAATTAATATCTTTATTATATTTATCTATTGTTCCGTCTATATTATAGACTTTTACTTTATATCTTTTTTTCATTCTACCTCTTGATTTAAAAAATCCTCACTAAATATATCTTTGAAATGTATCCAGCCAAGCATATCTGAATGACAATTTACTGGAGCAAATGGACAAGATTCACAAGCTGTACACCAGCAATTATTACTTTTCCATTTATTAAATTGTTCTATGGTTAATTCTTTAATCTTCATTTTTCTTATTATTCCTTTTATATATGATATAGTCTTGTAATATTTGCATAATTTCGTCAAGCCTATTCCAGTTTTTGTTTATAAAATTCTTAAATCTTTCAATGCCGTTCCAAGCAATAATATAAATAAAATTCATTTTATCATTTTCTTCTATTGCTTTTTGCATTTCTATATATATATAGTCTTTAAACAATTCAATTACTTCTTGCTTAAAATCTTCCTCTAATAAAGTTCTACCTTCATTATTTAAAGTATCAGGTAAACCTTTATCCATAACTTTTTCTACATATTTTCTATAATCATCTATTGTTATCATTTTTTAATCCTTTCTTTTATTTCAAAGGCCTAAATCTTCTAAAGTATAATTTGTTGTGTGCTCCATTCCCATATACATATTATTTTTGAAAAATGGTAAACCTATACTTTCTACTTTGCCTATCTCCATTGTGCTCTTAATATAAATAAATATAGAGTAAGCATTTTCAAACACATCAAAATTTTTTCTTATTGAAATAACTCTATTTCTAAATGGTTTAATAACTGCTCTTAGATATTCTTTTTCTTTTTCTTTTAAAATGTTTTCTTCAATCTCAACTTCGTAATCTAATAATTTATCAGAATATAAATCTTTGTGATTAATCCATAGTTCTTTATCTTCATCAGAATAACTACAATTAACATACTTTAATGGACAATTTTTACACTCCATTATATTATTATAACAATCATTTTTCTTAAATCTTTCCCATTGTTCATATGTCATATCTTTTAATTTAATTTTCTTTTTCATTTTATTTCTTTTCTCCTTTTTTTAATACAATACACAAATTGAATAGAGTAGCTCCAATTTCTACTATTTTTGAATTTAATAATTTATCATGTGCTGTTGAATCATCACATAGTTCAAACACTATACCCTCAAATTTTGGTTCAGTTTCATTTCTATATGTTAATGTTATCTTTTCATATCTACTAAGATACTTTATAATTTCTTTTAATTTCATTGTTTTCTCCTTATCTAATATATACAAATAGAATATTATCTTTAGAGTTATATTTTTCTTTATAAATCGATAATCCATTAAAAAAATAACTTACTGCATCGGTTGCGTCATCTCTTACTTTATTTAATAGTATGTTATATAAACCGATTGCATTAACACTAAGTATAGGATAGTTACATTTATCATAAAAAACTATTTTTAAATTATCAAAATCTTTATTATATTTATTTTGCTTATTTAATACTTCTAGTAATTTCATTGTTTTTCCTCTTAGTTATCAAGCCCAAACTTTAAACATATCAGCGTCAGTCCCTATTGTAGATTCAAATATATCAAAACCTTCTTCAGTAAACCATACGCTAAATTTTTTGTTATTATAGACAACAAAGATTTCTTTATCAAGTGATAAATTGTTTCTACGTATATAAGCCCATAAATCACCACAAGTAAGTGGCTCATTGCTTTTTTTATTTGTGTTAAAAAGTAGATGCCCGTTTTCATTCTCAAGTACTACTGAGTCAAATCCTATTGCTTCATCGTCATCATCTTCACAATTAGGTGTGCCTACAACTACTAATACCACCATCCCAACAAATTCATGACTAAGGTCATTAATAAATTCTTTTAATTTCATTTTCTATTTATCTCCTTTTCTTTTTACTTTTTTTAGTCTTTCTATTTTTATTAGATATATAAATTGCTGTTCCATTGTCTTTCATAAAACATCTAAAGTCATGCAAATACCATTTATCAAATATGTTATATTGCTTAATTTTCTCCATATATTAATAATTCTTGAATATCGTCTAACAACATCCATTCTTTATATAAGTGGTTATATTCTTCACTATCGTGTTTAGTAACAGCTTTACTTTGTTGTTTGACAATTTCATCTTTTAATTTTTCTAATAAGTCAATCGCTTGTTTTTTTTCAGTTTGTGTCATATTGTTTAATCTCCTTTACATATATAGTTAAATTTTCGTCGATACTTTTTCCACCAAACATTGAGCATATTTCATATTCGTTTGAATAAATATCATCATCAATTTCTCCAACAGACCCTAAAAAAATAATATCATGAGTATCCGTATCAATAATTCTAACAGTAGCATTAAATAATATACTTAAAAGTTCATTCAAAGTCATTTTTATTCCTACTCTCCATTTATCAATAAATTTTGAATATCATTAATTAAATCTTGTGCTTTACATAATTCCTCATATTCCTTTTTATCATTCTTAGAAAGTGCTATTCTTTGATGACTAATAATATTATTTGTAATTTCATTTAAAAGAATATTAGCTTGTTGTTTTCTTTCTTCAGTCATATTTATTTCTCCTCTACTACATAGATTTGCATGTTGCAATTTTCTTCATGACTACTAAATACCGCAACCACATCATAATTGTTAAAGGTGTTATCTTTAAAAGTGTTTAAAGTAAATTTAACCTCATTTATATTTCCACAGAATATAGTCTTTTCATTTATAAAATCAGTAATTTCTACATTAATATCGTGCATAACACTAGTAAATTCAGTTAATTTCATTTTATTTCTCCTATTAATATATACTTTCATTTTATTTCTCCTATTAATATATACTAATCATAATATAAGCTTCATAAAATTCATCAACTTCTTCTTGTAAAGTAAATATGCCTTTTATTTCTCTTTCTAAAATATTTTCATCAATTAACTTTTTTGAATTTCCACAATATATTATACTCTCACCATTATAAACTTTAATATTTTGATATTTATGTATAACTTTTAATAATTCGCTCAATTTCATTTTATTTCACCTCCTTGTAAAATTTGTAATTAAATGTATAATCACCATTTAATCTTATTGCTGTAACATAAGTGTAATTATCACGAGTAATTAAACCTTTAAACCCACCACTCTTTATACATTTGTCTTGAGCAATTATAGGTTTTGCAATTTCTTTAGCTTCCTTTAAACTAGAAGCATATCCAACTGTAGCGAAGAAGCTCCTTCCATTTTCATCAATTATTCCATTTAAAACTACATATTTCTTTGCGTCCATTTTTTATTCCTCCTCTTCACAATCTATATTTTTATTAACATATATAATTATTTTCTTTTTCCCTCTTGTAAATCCAGTAACAATATAATCATTACAATTATTTCTTTCGTCAACTACATCTGATGTTCCACTATCTAATATGGCCCATTTACTATCTAAGTTTCTAATATAAATTATTACTTCTTCTTCATACATTAAATGTAATAATTCGTTTAAATATATTGTTTTAATCATTTTTGTTTTCTCCTTTTCCATTTGGTAATTATAATATATCAAATGGCAATAGTGGTGTCAAGTATTTTCTTAATAAAAATTAAAAAAAAGTTATAGATATAATCTACAACTCTTTTTTATTATATTTTTCTAGTTCTTGAATATAATTGTTAATATCAAAATCGTCATCGGCTAATGCTTCTATATAATCTTGTAATGAGAAAATACCTAACATAAAATGTAAGTTTCCGTTTTTCCTATCCCAATTTTTACCATGAGAGAATGGATAATATTTATCAATAAATTCATTAACTATTTTAAACGCTTCTTTATAATCCATATAAGGTTAGTCCTCCATAATATAATTTTTTATTTCTTTTTTATAAATATCGTGTAAATCAAGTCCTAATTCTTTAAGTGAATATTTTTTACAAGGAATTAAATTTTTATATTCATATCCAAAACATGATATAAAATAATATTTAATATTGTTATTAACTTCATATTCTACTCGTAATGTAATATTACTACAAGATTTATATGAATCATATTGGTCAATATAATCGGAATATTTTTTTAAAATACTTAAATCATCAAATTTAGTAACAACTATATTCCTTACTTCTTTTTTCTTATAGTGAGATTGCCAAAATATTTCACGTAAACTACATAAAATAAGTAATGTATCTTCATCATTTGCGTTTAATAATTCTTTATTCCCCATAAATTAATCTTCTATAATATATTTTTTTACGTCACGATATTTGCATTTACATTTTATTCTATGCCCTTGCCTATCATAAATATCAATACAAGGCGTTAATACTAATCCTTCTATTTTTTTATCTTCTGACTCGGCAATTTCAGATTTATGATTTTCTTTTACATATTCAATAGCCCCGTTTAAATTACCAACATATAAAGTTGGAACATAATCAAGGCCTAATTTTTTAGCTACATCGTTAACATTTTCTCTATTTAATTCAAATCCATCAATAGTAATATCAAATACTATAAACTTAGTTGCTTTTGAATATCCACCACCATTTTGAATCTTAGGCCCATATCCTTCGCCAAATATATATGCTTCTTTATTTTCAAATATTTGTTCAAATAAATATTCCATTTCTTGATTCATAAAAATGTTGTCTAAAGTTGCTTTTAATTCTTTAGGCATATCTGCTTTATCAGTTCTACCAGCATATTTAATTTCATGTCCGTCCCAATAGATTCTTACATTTGTACCATCTATTTTTTCAGTCCCAGTCCAAACAATATCTTTTAAAGCTTTAAATAAAGGGCTTTCCCCTTCAATTTCATGTTTTTCATTAAACATAAATAAATTTTTTATTTTCATATATTCTTCCATAAATTAATTCTCCTTATTAGTTTCTTTCTTCTCTTGCATAACCCATATATCATTTTATTTTTTTATCCTTTATAACATGTCCATTGCTCAGGATAACCATATTTTTCAAGTTTATAACCCATACTTTCTAAACTTTCTTTTGCTTGTTGTAATGTTGTAAACCAAGTAATATTATAGCTATCAAAATTAAAAGCTATTCTACATTCATCTATAACACCATATTCTATTGCTTGTTTTGTTATAAACGATTCTTTACTTAACATATAAACATGTTCTTTATTTAAACAATATGGTTTATTGTTTTTTATAATCAATGTATAAACTATTTGATTTAATTTTGGCTTCATTTTGCTTTCTCCATAACTTTTATATACTCTATTGGAAATAATTTATCTAAAGTATATTCTTTACCTATAATCATTTTTTTAAACATATTTTCCATATTAGGATAATTTGACATTTGATATATATAAGTTTGTTCTACAAATTTTAATTCAAATGTATAACGGACGATTTTATCATCAATCTCAAATAATGGTTTCACTCTGGTAATAGTTAAATTATAAATTATTTTATCACCTCTACATGAATCAATCATATTTTTTAACATATCCATTTCTAATTTATTTAAAATATTATTTCCCATATTTTTCCTCTAGTTTTTTATAATATTCGTTATATTCTTCAAGTGCTTTATGCACTTGATTTAAAACATTTTCTCTATCTTTTTCTTCAACATCCCAACCTTTAGTTACATCACAATTTTCTAATAATCTTTCTAATTTTTTAGCTTCTTTATATTTTAGCTTACAACCATCTTCAGTATAAAATGGTTCTTCTGGTTCCCCTCCAAAGAAAATACAATAATATATTTGTTCTTCATAGCCATCACAATATTGTAGATTACAATTCTTACATTTCATAATTTATTATTCCTTTATTTCTTCTTCTAAAAAATCATTTAATGTTTCTAAATGTAAACAAGCATATTTTGTTGTAATCAATTTAATAAAATCTTTATTGAGCTTAAAATTTTTCCCCAATTTTAATTTATCTTCTGCAATTCCTATCGGGTCGTCTTTATCACAAGTTAAACAACTACAAGGGTCAATTCTATTTAAATAAAACCAATCAAATATTTCTTGTTTAGTTGCTTGTGTTGATTTTATATCTCTTAAATATTCCCAAACTTTCATAATGTTATAATCCTAATTCTTCTAAAGAATATTCTTTGTTGAGCTCCATTCCTTTATACATAGTATTTTCTTGAAAGCGTGGTAAAATAAATCCTTCTGCATCTTTAAGTCCTATAACAATATATTCAAATGAGTCAGATATTCTTTTATATTTACTAATGTTGCTTATTCTATTTTTAAAAGGCTTAATCACAGCACTTAAATATTCTTTTTCCTTTTCGTCTAAAATATCTGGCACTTCAATTTCCGTTTCTATTGCTTGATTTAGAAACTTTTTAGAATATAAATTTTTGTGATTAATCCATGAATCTATAACACCTGAATAACTACAATTAATATGTCTAAATATACAATTATCACAATCCATGTTAGCCATGTTTTTTAGACAATCCTTTTTAATAAAATTATCCCATTGCTCAGGTGTTAAATCTCTTAATTTAATTCTTTTTTTCATTTTTGAATCTCCTTTATTTAACATTTACTTCCACATCTAAATCAAATATCTCTTTCATTTGTTTTTCAAAATATTCTTTTAAAGTATCATATTCTTTGTTAGTACTCATTATAAATATTTTTCTAGTTTTCCATTTTGATTTTGGAATCATACCAGTTAAAACTTGTAAAAATTTTATTATTTTTTCATCTTTTTTAGTCATTTTTCTAATTTCCCAAAATCAACATCTTCAAATTCGTAAATTTTATAGTCATTTTCTTTATACCAATTAATAGAGGTATATCCATTATCATTACTATAGCAAGTATTTTCTCTTTTATCATACCAATAATTATTACCGATATAGCTATCCTCGTCACACCATTTTTTACCTAGCTTATCAAACGCTTTTAATAATTTATTAGCTTTTTCTTCGGTGTCACAATGTATTGCTAATTTTTCTTTTGATTTCCAAAATTCGGGTAATGTAATTTTTGTTTTTTGTTCATCTAGAATATCAGGAACTTCAATCTCTATTTCTTGATTTAAAAACTTATCACTATACATTTCTTTGTGATTAATCCATGAGGTTTCACAATCCGATATATCGCAGTTTATATATCTAAATTTACAATTATTACAGCATTTATGTTTGTTACACTCAATTCCCTTGTTTTCGTCCCATTGTTCAGCTGTTAAATCTTTTAATTTAATTTTCTTTTTCATTTTTGAATATCCTTCCTTCTTACCCATCTATTATCGCACGTTATCATTATCAAATTATCATTAATTGAAAAATGCTCATATACTTTAAAATTTTCTAAATTATTTTTTATAGTAAAATCAATAGCTTCATCGATTGAACCAACAAAGCGATATGAATCACAATCTTTTTTTATATCAGCAAATTCCATACATAATTTTTTAGATTGAGTATTATCTAACGATTTAAGTAAATCAATAATTTTCATATTTTTTGAATTGTATCAACCTCTAAATAATTATGGCAAATATAATATGTTCCATTTTTATATTTTCTAATTCCTATTTCAAAAATATCGTGTGTTTTATTTTCTAATAAATATACATAATACCACATAATGCTATCATAAAAAGTTACACTTAATACTGAGCGATGACCACTACCATAAGGTTTATATAATCCTACACATACACTATTAGGTTTAATACCTCCATAAACTTCAATTTTACTAATTGCAAATCCTAATTCATTTGCTGTTTTTAATAATGCATCAATATATTTTATAGTAGTTGGTGTTAAAATTTTCTTATTTTTATTCATTTTTTATCTCCTTATAAATTATATAAAATTTCTAAAATCTCATCAATGTATATGTATTCTTCTAAAGCCTGGTTGTATTTTTCAGTATCGTCATTTAAATTTGCTATACATCGAGTTTCAAATAGTTCATTTTGTTTTTCTTGAAGTATTTCAATTAGTTTTATTATTTTTATATCTTCTATTCCCATATATTCTACCTTATATTCAAAAGATTTTTAACCGATTCTTTAGTTGGACAAATAGTATAATCCCCATCTTTAAATTGCTTAACATTCATTTTAATAGTTTTAATATCAAAACAATCTAAATAGTAGCACATTACATCGTCATTAAAACTTGCACCTGAGGTAGGCATCGTTCCATCCTCATTTTCTGATTTTACTAACACAATTATTTCATTATTTTTTTGCCCTTTAATAATTTTAATAAATTTAGCTTTATATTCTTTTAATGCTACGGAATCTAATAATTGATTAATTATATGTTTAATATGAGGTGTTATTACATTTGCGATTTCGTTTTTTGTAATTAATCTCATTTTTTTATCTCCTTTTTTGTTAAAGCCCATGTCTTACCATAATCTTTAAACTCATAACATTCTTCTAAATCATCATCGTATAGACATAATCCTTCAAAAGTATATTCATACTTAGCAATTGGATAGCCAGGTATCAATTCAAGGCGAATTAAGTCAACCTTTCTTATTTGATTATATTCTTTAGAATAGATTCCGTCATCAACTGCCTTGATTAAGGTTGACAATTTAATACCTAATCTTTCCTCTATATCTTCTAATTGACCTAACTTATCTATTGCATTATGTATCATAACATCATCTTTTATTTGATATTTACCTTCATTAATAAGATGGGATGTTTTCAAATCAAAACCTAAAGATTCGCATATTTTCTTTTCTATTTCTTTTTGATTTTTCTTTTTTGTCAGTCTATCCTCATATTCAAAATGTTTCATTATTATTTTTCCTTTCATATAATTTATTTATAAATATATTTCCAAATATTTTTACTTATACATTTATGTGATATTAATTCATTTAAAGTATTTACTTGTTCTTGAGTTATTTTAATAGGTGTAAAAGCATACTCATACCATAACATTATTAGGTGGCATTTTTCACAAATATATTCTATTGAAAGTTCCTTAGATAAATTATTTAAATCTTCATCACTTAAATTAAATTGTCTTTTAAAAATCTCAATAACTTTTCTTTCGTGTGAAGGAACTGCATATTCTACTTCCCCATTAGGCAAAACAATTACTTCACAATAATTTATAAAATGTTTTGAATGTACTTCCACATCGAATTTACTATGTAAAATTTCATTGTCGGTTTTACTCATTCTATAACATCTCCTTTAAAACTTTTTTTCTTACTTCAATAGTTTTCTCACCATTTAAGATTTTGCATAACCATTCAGGGCGAATACTAATTAAAATATAGTATTCTTTTTCATAGTTTTTTGAATCCACTTTAAATACAGAGCACATATTTTGTGGTGCTTTGTTTATAGGCTTCAACACCATAAATCTTCTAACTTTTAATTCGTTATTTTTTACTTTAATATACATTACTGTGTTGCTTAATGAATGGTCTTTAGGATTTTGTGGTGATTCTTTACTTCTATCTTGTGTTTTTAAATCAAATTCACATATTGAAAGAGGTTTATCAAATATCTTCAAATTGCTAATATGCAAAGCGTAGCCTTTTTTCTTTTTTAAATAATTATCTAATTGTTCATAAGATAAACAAGTTTTTGTAGATAATTCCTCATCACCTTCATAGTTTTCAAATCTTCTTCTAACATAACCTTCTTCTTCAAATTCAGGCAAAACTCCGACACCAATATCTACTGATGGTTCATAATGAAAATAATAATCAATTTCTTCAGTTTCAACTTCACATTCGGCAACAATCTTACCATTTAAAGGTAAGCCCCAACTACCAGGTTCTTTATAATGAGTAAAATATATAGGCTCATTTTCATATGGAAAATCATCTTTAACTAAATAAGGTGTTTTTTTTGTACAATATAATAATACTTTTACTTTTTTCATTTTTTCTAAATCTTTCTCGTTCATAATTTTCTCCTTAAATATTAAATTCAAACATAATATAATCTTGTGGAATGTAAATTATATTATAGTCATTCCATTCACCTTTATTTTTATTTTGTGTTAATGTAGGTGTCTCATATTTACTTTCTTCTAATACTTTTATATAGGTTCTTGAAGTTTCTACTTTTTTAAGTTTATAGCCCTTATCATTTTGAGTATAAAAGAAGTAATACGCTTCTGCATTAATATGACCATTACCTAGGCAAAAACTTCCTGATACTCCTACTTCATCTTTTAATGATTTTATTTCACAAATAACATTTTCGTATTCTTTATTATTATGTACAATTTCTAGTGGAATACTAATACCCAATAATAAAGTTATTAGTGATATAAAAACAATTATTGGTTTCCAAAGAATGATATGGTCATAATAACGATATAATATATCAAATCCATTAAAAAAATTATCCAAAATTAAGCAAAGTAGTAAACCTACTATACTGCTAAATATAATACATAAAATAATTGTGACAATTATTGCTCTTGTTAATGTCATTTTTTTAATTCCTTTCTTCTGACGCTTTAAAATTATAAATTGGTTTAATAATATTTGTTATCTTAATAGTTGGCTTTACTGCCTCTATAATTAAACTAGCGTCTTTATAAGCCATAGGTGATTCGTCAATAGTAGATAAATCAGCTGTTGTTGTATAAATTCCATTCATTGCTTTTTTAAAATCGTCAAGTTTTAATTCTCTTCTTGCTTCATTTCTTGATAAGATTCTACCAGCTCCATGCGGTGCTGAGCAATTCCAATCTCTATTTCCTTTACCAAAGCCTAATATACAACCATCTCTCATATTTAGTGGAATAATTACAGGCTCGTTTTTTCTAGCCAAAATAGCACCTTTTCTAATAATATTGTCTTCAAAACTAATAAAGTTATGAACAGATTCAAATGAATCTTTAGGTTTTATATTCAAGTAAGCAAGGATTTTGTCAGCAATAAGCATTCTATTTTCTCTTGCATATTCTTGACATATATACATATCGTGTAAATATTCGTTCATTCTTAAACCAGTTAAATATTTTTTAGGTGGTTTAGGTTTAAAATTTTTTAAAGTAGATTCTATTTCAGTAAATCTACCTTCTTTTTTTAATTTTTTTATGATTTCAAGTTTTTGCTCTTTTATATTGTCCGCTTGATTATCTATAAAAGATTGATAATATTTACAAACTTGAAATCCTAAATTTCTTGAACCAGTATGAATAACTAAATATTTGTGATTATTTTCATCAATATCTATCTCAATAAAATGATTTCCACCACCTAATGTTCCTAAAGATAAAGGGAATAAGTTTTGATTTCTTATGTTTTTATAACATATTAATTTTTCATATTCTTTAAAATTAATTTCTATTGGCTCATTGTATACATTTCTTCCAGCAGGAATATTGTTTTTTATAAAATTGTCTAATCCTTCTAAATCAATATCAATATCTCCTAAACAAGCACAATAAACACCACATCCGATATCTACTCCTATTGTATTTGGAATAATTTTATCGTTATAAGTTGAAGTAAATCCAATTACACATTCATCTCCAGCATGTGCATCAGGCATAATTCTAATTTTCCTTCTTTTGAATACTTCGGATGAAGCTATTTCATTAATTTGTTCGATAGTTTGTTTGTCTATTTGTTTTGCAAATATTTTCATTTTTGTTTCTCCTTTCATAAAACATATTAAAGTATAATTATCTATTTGTCAATAATAAAATAAAAAAAGTTTAACATTTGGTAATGCTAAACTCATTTTATTAATGTTGTTTAAAGTTTTTCCATCTTCTTAAAGAAGCTAACAATGGTGTTCTACCATATTCAGAAGCTGTCAATACATGGTCATTTCCGTCAGCTCTTGCTTCACCTTTTTTACCCTTCTTTGCATTTTTTATTTCTCTAATCAAATTAGGGCATCTATCGGAAATAATATAATCACCATAAGCCATCATTAATCTATCAAAGTCAACACGAGATTGAATAGATATTTTTGTTGAAGGGAAAACTCTAGCGTTAAATATTCCATATTCTTCAATTTTTGCTTGAAGCATTTGTCTTGAACCAATATCAGCACTATCAACATAAATATTAATTGTACCAACCATTAATCCAGTTCCAGACTGACTATATAAATTAATCCATTTTAACAAATATTGTATCAAGGCGTCTATTTGTTGAGGAAGTCCTAAATTTTCTCTATTATCGGTGTTAGACATATTATCACTAGGATTGTTACTATGGAAGTATTCATCAATAACAACCATTTTATTAAAGTCGCTTGAGATTGCATTTAGTGTCATAGTAGTAGCGGCTCTTACTTTTATATTAGGGTCTTCGCCTTTTCTAACTGTTTTTACATGTCCAGCTCCATCACTATAACCAGTATCGATACCTATTGTAAAATCATAAAATTTCATTTTAGGATGTCCGTACATATCGTTTCCTATAATATTTTGAATATTTGTTACTAAGCTATCATTAAACTCTGGATAAACTGCCCCAGTTGTATTTCCAAACATTCCAAGATATTCAACTTTATATATTTCAGGGGCTTTTCTTTTCATTTCCATAGCTGAAACATCATAATTTTCTTTATCTCTAAATTCATTAATTTTATAAGTAGATTTATGCAAATATAAACCTCTACCGAATGGGCCAATAAAATCAGGGTCATAATAATCAGCATAAGTTACATCTGGTCTATCTAAGTAATTGTAATCGTCTTCTAATCTTCCTTTAAAAAATTCTTCATTAATCCAAGAATCTCCGTCCCATGCATTAAAACATAGTGTAATTTGGAAAAATAATCCATCAGGCAATTTGCCACGCATAGAGCCGTCAACTTTACGAAAATCTGCATAGCTATCCATTTCAAATGCTTCATCAATATAAGTATCAGTAAAATAGCCATGTGCAAATGTAATACCATTTAATCCAGTAGGATTGTTTAATCCTCTAAAAATAATTAATTGTCCTGTTGGTATATACTCTATTTGTAACGGGTTTTTAGATATTCTAAATACATTTTCTAAACCTAAATCAAATATACATCCACAAATATTTTCAAATGTAGATTGCCTATTATCACTATCATTTTGTCTTGCAATTAATACATTTCTTCTTTCGTCCGATAGTATTTTAAATATAGGTTCATATCCTATAATATTCTTTGATTTTTTTGTTGAACGTGCGCCACAAAATAATCTATATCTTGCATGGCAATTAGTAAACCATGCTCGATTATAACCACCACCTATTGTTTTTGCAATAGATAGATATTTCTTCCCGTTTTTTTCAATAAGATTATCGGTTCTCATCGCTTACTAATATCTCTTCTATTAAATCCTTTTCTTTTAAAAACTTTATCTCTTCACCACAATACTTATCTAAAATATCAGCATTGTAATAAGTTGCTATAAAGAATGGGTCAGCTGGTTTGAATCCAAGCCATTTATCGTCAGCAAGATTGATTTGGATTCTCCAACTTGTTAATAACATTTCATAATTTTTATCTTGCTTAGGTTCTCCATTTTGAATTTTAAGCCCTATTTTATTATAATCTTTTTTATGTGCTTTATAATAAACGTCTTGCCAATCTTTGTTATTATAATAATTCTTTTTCATAATCATTACAGGTTCACTATTAATATCAATAACTTGAACTTTATAAATTATTAATGTACCAACAAAGATTTCATAACCTATTTCACCAAATACATTAAAATCTACATTATCTTTAACTTTATATACTCTATTTTCCATATAAAAAATAATTTACTATCTCCTCTTCTGATTTAAGTAATTTGTTTTCTTTTCTTCCAAACACTAAAACTGGTTTTCCATTCTCTCTAAATCTTGCTAATGCAAGGTTCATTTCATCACGCATTCTACCAATCATCCTACCACCACACATTAATCTATACATTAAAATCTCCTTTTTAAAGCTCTTCTTCTATCGTCATATCTTTTTATGCAATAAGGTATTTCTATATCTACATAATCATAAACAATAGGTTCTTTTTTATTTTCTAAATATCTTTCTATTCTTCCTGCACATTGAATTACCATAGCTGGGTCTTTAAAAGGTGTAGTTAAATGAAGTGTATCAAGCTCTTTTATACTTACTCCTTCTTTTAGTAATGAATAAGTTGCAACTAAAACATCCCACTCAACTTCTTGATTTAGAATTTGTTTTCTTTTCTTAGCCGTCACTCGTCCAACACATAAAACTGCTTTTATTCCTCTTTCTTGTAATTTTTCTACTAAATACTCGCAGTGTGATATTCTACTTGATAACACAACTTGCTTTCTTCCTTCATTATAGCATTTTTCAATATTGTTTAGAATAATATCATTTCTTTTTGCGTTGCCCGACAATTTATCAATTAATTGATTATATATCATCATGCCCGATTCATCGTATAATTCATTTATCTCGTCAACAGAATAATTCATATTAATATCATATCGACAATGAGTTGCAACAATAGTTTTTACTCTACTTTTATCAACTTTGAATGTATCTTTAAATTCCCCGTCTTTTGATAAACTAATTAAAGCATACATAGACTTTATCATTCCGTCAGACCTATAAGGTGTAGCGGTTAAACCAAATTTATATCTAGCTGGTATATTTTCAATTATCTTTTGAAACATTTGCATTTGAGTATCACTTCCAGCAACATGTGCGCATTCGTCACAAATTACAACGTCAAATTCCTTTTTATATAATTCAGGATTAACATTTACCATAGTTTGAATAGTTGATATTGTTACATCCTCGCCTATTTCTAAATTTCCCTGTGTTGTAAGGCCTATTTTGATATTAGGGTATAATTCTTCCATATCTTTTTTTGCTTGTCTTAATAAGTCTCCTGTGTGGCATAACCACAATGCTTTTTTCCCGATACGTCTAATAATTTCAGTTCCCATATAAGTTTTACCACTACCAGCAGGACTAACTAATACACCACTTTTTGCATTAACCATATATTGTATTGCTTCTTCTTGATAATCATAAAATTGAATTGTAGAAGTTTCATTTTTTATACTAATATCAGAATTGTTATTAAATTCTAATGTATATTTATCGTTTCTTATAAGTTTCCATATAGCGGTTAAAACTCCATAAGGTAAAATTAGTTTTCCATATCTTGATGAGAATAAATTTAATTTTTCAGGAATATGATATCTTCTAATATTTTCTTCTTTACCTAATCTTTGCATTAAAACATATTTTGGATTATTAACAATTAAATTATTGTTGCACCATTCTAATACTTCATTGCTAGGATTATCTATAATGATTTTATTTGAAATAATTGTATTCATATTCTTTTATTGTCCTTTCTAAGTCTTGTAAATCATTTATTTTGACTGATTTAGCGCCGTTTTCTTTTAATTTGATAAATTGTTCATAACTTAGGAAAAATAGCTTAGAATCGTCTCTTTCCCACTTTATAACAAAGCCTTCATTAGTTATGTTAGAAAAAGTTCTTGCATAATTCATAGAAGTTTCTTGATTAGGTTCTATTCTTGTAAAAGGTAAGGAAGCTTTATCACTTTCTAAATGTTTAGCATCAACAAACCAAGATACATTGTTTTTAGACGCTATTATATCAAATGGTTGTCCACCGATTTTCTTAGGGATTATAAAAGCCCAATAGCCTAAATCCCTAAAAAAATTTGCAATTTGTTTTTCAGTGGAATCGCCCAATTTTAATTGTTTTTTTCCCATAATAACACCTATAAATTATAATTTATTAATTTTGAATTATCTTTATCAACTGATATACCTGTATAGTATTGTTTGCCACCAATAATAGTAATTAAATAGCCCTTTTTAACCATTTCTTCTTTAAATTTACTTTCTTTATGCTTAAATTCATTAGTATATTTTGTCCATAGACAATAATTTGTATATAAAGTTTTTGTTGATATAGTGAAGTTTTTACTAATTATACATTCGTCGTCTATAAATTTTTCAACTACGTCACTATTTTTTCTATAACTAGCTATTGTATTTTCTAAACATTCAGGCATTATTAAACCTTCTTTTTGCCATTTTAAAGCGCCTTTTATCATCCATCCTAAAACTTTATCACTTTCTTTTCTAAGTTTTTCAGGCATGTCCTTATCTTTCTTTTCTTTACTAAATTTATTAATAAAAGGAAATTCAAAGATTCTTCGCCAAATACCATCGTCAGTACCTCTAATAAAAGGTTTGTTATTAGTTGACATCCATAATTTAAATTTAGGTGAATAAGAAAACTCATTTCCATATTTAAATTGAGCCGATATTTTATCACTACCTGTAATAGATTTAACAAAAGCTTCAGCTAATTGTCCACCTTCGTCAGTTTCTCCAGTTTCAAGGAATCTAGTATATTGTAATTTCGCTAAAGTATATATTGCAGTACTATTTCCATTCTTTTGTTGCATTAAAATTTCACTTCTAATGTTGTCTGAGTAAGTACCTAATATATAAGAAATAAACTCAGTTAAAGTAGATTTACCATTAGACCCACTACCATATAACAAGAATAATACTTGTTCTTTAGTTGAGCCTGTTAAAGAATAACCCAATGCAACTTGTAATGTGTCGATAATATCTTTAGTTTCTTTTTCTTTGCCTTCACCTTGATTAAATATACTATCTAAGAATTTTAACCATTGTGTAGGTTCTTCATAACTTACACCACAATTTGTTTTTTGAGTAATTAATTTTTTTTGGTCATAAGGAATAATATCGCCTGTCCTTAAATCAACAATTCCATTTTCAGTATTTAATAAATAATCATTTTGATTGAAACAATCATTCTTTATTGGAATAGATTTAACAGCCTTAAATTCGCTTATCATAGCGTCTTTTCCAGCTTTATTAGATATTCTAGTAATATTTTTATTTGCACTATCTAAAACGCCTTGATAAAACTTTGCTTCTGCTGTTTCACCTTCTTTTGTTTTATCTTGAATAACCTTTGTTATTGATTTTGCTTCTTCTTTTAGTACATCAATTAATTTAGTCGCATATTTTCTTAGAATCGGTGAATCATTACCATCAGCTAACCAAACTTTACCCGTCCAAAACATAGTAGTTTTATCGGTAGTGTTATAATGAAATAAATCACCAAAGTAATCAAATAGTCTTTCAGCATTTCCAGTATCAGTATAAGTATAATTTTTATAATTATTTTCTTTGATTCTAAAAATAGGTTCGTTGTTTTCGTCTAAATTCATTAAAGGTTTGTTTAAATCTACAACTTCGCCATTATCATCAACTTCAATATTTTTTTCAATATAACCCTTAGGTTCTTCTTTTTTATATTTTACATACCCTTTACTACCGATTAAATTACAAGCATTGTTAATAACAATTTCACCATAAGAGTTTGTCCCCCTTTTTTCATCCCATTTATCTCTCATTAAAGCGCTTGTTCTAAAGATTCTATCGATTTGAGCTTTATCTCCATTACACCAAAATGCTAACATACAAACTAAAGCACCATCGGCATCACTATGATTTTGCTTTCCATTTACATTTATATCACCATCATGATAATACCTATAAAACTCCCCACCTTGCTTACTATTTAAAATAGTATCAATAATTTCTTGGTCGTTTAAAGTTATTATTTCTCTATTAGTGTTAATATATGTTTTTTGAGGTTCATTTTCTTGTTGTAATTTATCAGCAACATATTTGTCCCATAATGGAATGATTTCATTTTCACAATTTTTTATCGGAACATTTTTTATAACATTACCTGTAAAAGCAAAAAATCTATTTGTATCGTATGTTTCTACTCCCTTTTTTCTTCTTCTACCTTCAGGGAGTTTTCCTTCACATATAATATGTATACCATTACCACTTTGAGAGTATTCTGTGTAAGAATTTAAAGAATTAATAAACTCATTGCATAGTTCATCAAATTCATTTTCTGGATAATCAAGAGTTCCATCTTCATTTATATGATTGTCTAAATCAATTCCAAATATTCCATTGCCTAAAACAAATCCTATACCATGCATGTTATATTTAAAACAGCCGTTTATAGCAATGTTAAATGATGACCAAGTCATTTCATCATTAACCCTTGCTAATTTGCCTGTGATAGCGTTATATGGTCTTTTAGTAGTCTTATTAGGTTGGTCGGTTAATGTTTCAACTTTGAAACAAACCCACCTTTTCATTGTTTTTAATTCATTAGGAATTAATTTATATTTTTCAGTCAATTCCTCAGTTGTCATTCATACACCTCCTATTTTTTTGATTATTAAAGGCACTTTTTAGGGTGCCTAATAATTAATAAACTTTAGTTTATATTTTACTAAAAAGGAAGGTCATCGTCATTAACTGCAATTGAGTCAGTATATTGTTCAGCTACAGTTGAATTTCCACCAAATGCAGAATTTGCGATATATCTTGTAACTACATTCTTAGGATTTGAATGATATTCATTTGGTTCTTCAACCGAGATTTCAACTTGCATAGTTAATCCATTTAAAAATTGAATAAGTTCGTCATTATCTTCAAAAGTCATTTTTACATCAGGGCCTTGAGTTAATAAAATTGCTTTAATTTTATAAATTGCATATTGGTCTGTGTAAGTTTTATCTTTATAAACATTATCAAATACTAAACGATTAACAACTTTTTTATCTTGATTAGAATCATCTAATTTTAAAGTGAGTGCTAAATATTTAGTTTTGTTATCTTTCTTTAATTTTTCTTCTCCAGACAATGTTACTTTATAAGTTCCAGCTGGAATAGGTTCATAAGTTTTTTTATCTTCTACATTATAATTATACATTTTTGTTTTCTCCTTTACTTAATAATATATCCGTTATTTTTTAATGTTTCAATAAATTCTTCTTTAGCTAAGCATAATTGCTTTACGCTTTTTGTATATGAAATATAAAGTCTATTAATATTAGAAATAGTTTTATTTTCATATGGTTGCTCTTTTACAAAATCTAAAGCTTTATTTCTTATAGATTGTAAAATAGAAGGTTCGTCTTTTTTGGTATGTTCAACTTTATTTCCTTCAGGTAATAAACTATCAATAAATCTTCTAGCTTCATTTTTAGAATTAAAGAATGAGTATAAATATGCTAATGAAAAACCTACATAAGGGTCGTATTCATCTTCATCCGATAATTTTGCTTTAGATGATTTACCATTTTTAAATAAGATTACAAATGTTTTTTTATCTTCGTTATATATGACTTTTCTTACATCATATAATTTAGTTAAACAAACCATTCTACTACATTCGGCAATATTAAACATTATTTTTGTCTCCTTCTGTTGATTCTTCTTTAACTTGATTATGTTTTTCTAAACATTCTTTTGAGCATAAAGCAACACCATATTTTTGAGTTGAAGCTCTATAAGTTTTTTCGTCAATTACTTTACCACATTCAAAACATGTAAATACTTTTTCTTCAGGAATTTGTCTTTTGATTCTTAAACAATCGACAGTACCTTGTCTTGTACTTGTTGTAGTAACATAAATTGTTACTTTTTTACCAACCCATTTATCAACATCTCCAGTTCCATAAATAGCTTGAATAATTTTGCAATTAGTTGCATTTAAAATCATAGGTTTAATTTCCACTTTATCAACTGTACCTTTTTCAGCAAAATATGCAACGATACGTTTTGATTTAATACCACCAGTTGCAGTTACTTCTTCAGTATTAAATTTTTCAAATGTTAAAGTAATTTCTTTTTCGCCTTTTACTTCTTCAAATGAATATGAACCTAAATATTTATAATCTCCGTCCATCATTGTTTTCCAATGTGCCATAATTTATTCCTCTCTTTCTAATGCAGGGTCGCAACTTTCAACACCATTATCTCTAAGTTGGTCTCCATCCATACCACATAAATCATATGTTAATACTCTAGCTTTTTTTGTCTTTCTACAATATTCACATTTTTCGCATCTATTTGGTTTAATTTCGCCATTTAAGATTTTCTTGATTCTAGGTAAATAATTTTTTACATTTTCTAAAGCTTCATCTAATTTATCTTGTGTTATTTGATAAATACCAATATCGGAAGGTTTTTCTTTAGTAACACAAGCTAAATAGCAAGGTAATAATTTGCCTGTATTTTGTCTTACAATTTCTTGGAAAATTGCCATTTCTATATCATAATGAAATGCAGTGATAAAACTTTCTTTTCCAAATTTAGTCCATACTGGGTCAAAATCTTTCATTACTTTTAAGTCAACAATTCTTTCTCCGTTGTATACGTCCATTTTAATTTTAAATGGAACTTCGTCGATTGTTCCTGTCATAATGACTTGTTTTTCACCTGTCATATAATCACAGAATGTTTCATCCGATTGGATTCTTTTAATAATATCTTCAGCCATACAAAAATCAGCTTTTAAAGCACCAGTTCTTACATTGAAAATATCAGGGTGAGTTTCTTTAAACTCAGTTAATTCATTGCTAAAATAAGCATCTACATAGCTTCCAACTAATTGCGCAGTTGAAGGTGTAGGGTAAAATTGAGCAGCAGCTGCCGCTTCACAATTCATATATCTACTAACTCTTGAATAAGAGAAAAAGCCATGATTAGTAGCATAATTTTCTTTTGTTATTTCTTCCATTTTTATTTGTTTTCCTTTCATTTTTTTTCATCGGCAATATAATCCGCTAGTTTTTGCATATCGTCATTGCTAATTAAATTTAGCATATTAATTGCATAAAATTGTGGGTTATAAAGGATGTTACCATTATCATCAAAATACAATATTACATCAGGTGTATTATATGTAATTCTTATAAAATCATTTCCATTACTATCAACACTTTTTACAATATTTTTTACCGATAATGATACATTACTTGTAAGTTTTTTTAATTCATCGTATTTTTTTGCTTTTGAAAGATTTTCTTTGGTTGAATTAGCAACCATTAATTTTATATCTTTTATATCTCTAATAAATCCCATAAACTTTTATACTTTGATTAAATTTTGAAACTATCCTTAATTTGATTAAGTACACTAATTAAATAATTGCATTCATCAGCATTTTTAGGTTCAATTAAGAAATTTTCAGGGCCATATAATGCAATAGGTGAAATCTTATATAATTTACAAAGCATTTCTTCTTTTTCTCTTGGTAATTTTTTTACATTGTCACTTTCATATGTAACAATAGTTGTTCTTGAAACACCTAAATATTTTGCAATATCGCCTTGTGTATAATGAAATTTATCTCTTAAATTTTTTAAATTTTTCATTTTATTGCTCCTTTCGTAAATGATAGTAGCACAAAATAAAATAAGGTGTCAATACTTTTCTTGAAAAATATTAAGATTTTGCCAAATGAGTATTAATACCAGCTTGGGAATCTAGGAATATTACAAACAGTGTGATTGTATAATCCACCTATTTTTAATTGATTAATTGCTAATTGGCTTATAGAAATTGAATATATTTTTTCTCTATCTAAAAGTTGTAATTTTTCAGGGTCGTAGCCAGAATCAGTCCATATTTCACTATTTCTTAATACATATAAAGCTTGTTCTATAATTGCTTTTTGTAAGCATTCTTTAGCCCAACTAGGTAAATTATCCCAGTGAAAGTTTCTAAATGTTTCAGCATCAATCCAACTTGTTAATCTTTCTTCTACTTGAAAAAGAAATTTATCAGCAACTGTTGATACACTGTTATCAACTTTTAAAGCTCCATTTAAATTTATACCAGTATAATTTTCAAAATCTGTAGGTGTTACGAATCTAGGTGTTGTTCTCATAAATAAATTCTCCTTAGTAATAATATTATACAACAAAAAAGACTATTAGTGTAATCTAATAATCTTTTTAGGGGTTAATTAATCTTCCATGATAAAAGTATATAAATATTCACATACTTTTTCGCTACCCTTAACAACACTATCTTTATCGGTCATAAAGTTTATTGCCATTCTAATAAATATAGTAGGGTCAGTAATAATATCGCCATAATCACTTACATTTGCAAGATAAATTGCATATAATTCTTCTTCACAATAATCATTAAAATTTGCGCCTATTGTTTTTGCATGTTGAATAACTTGTTCCATTGACATGCCAAACTTATCGTCTTTTTTTAATGATTCAATCCAATCATGCAAATCTTCCATATATTCATTATCTTGATAGTCGTCTTGACGATAATCTCCACGATAGTTGTCACGATAATCATCTCTGTAATTGTCGTCATAATCGTCTTGATAGCGTGGACGTCTCATTTCACCATAAGCTCTAAATTCTACAGGTCTTTCACGATATGATGAAGTTCTTGACTCTCTTCTTCTTTCTCTGCCTCTTTCCCTACCATAACCAAATTGGTGTTGTCTTCTTTCGTCGTGTCTTCTTCTCATAATAACACCTATAATACTTTATCAACATTAAATACAACACTTGTAAATGTTGCTCCTACACCTGTATTTGTAAGAGTTAATGTTTTAGCTAATGTAGAGCGAACTCCTAATTCACATCCAGTTGTAACAATTATAAAATAATCAATTACAAAAGTCCTTTGTTCTGTTGAAACAGTTGTAATTGTTTGAGACGATAATGCTCCTGGAATAGCAACTCCATTTTCGTTTAATTGAACAATTAAATCACCAGCAACTGTACCATTACCAACTAAAGTGGCAGTTACATGATACATACCTTGTTGATTTAATCTTACTGAATTTTGGTCAGCTGTGAAAATTGGTGTGCAATTATATTTTTTACAATATTTTCTATATACACTTCCTAATGCAATATTGCCATCGGCCAATACTGTTTGAGAAGCTGTGTTTTTTAAACCTAATAAATACATTTTTATTTTCTCCTTTATTAATTAAAAAGGTATAGCATTGTTTAGATACTATACCTAATATTCTAGGATAATTAATCCTTCTATGTTAGGATAGCTAATCCTCGTTATAGTTTAATTTAAACTATTGAATTGATGTGCCATTGCAACCAGCAGGGAATCCATATGTTGATTGATATGGTGAACATGTAATATAAGCTGGTTTAGCAATAGGTCTTAATTCATTAACCGCATTGTTAATACTTGCATTAATCATTGCAGTTTGTGCATTTTGAGATAATTGACCTTGAGCGAAAGTTAATTCTCTATTCAAAGTTTCAATCTTATCTTTTGTTAAGTGGTCAATAATACGTTGTGTATCTTCACGACCTGCTTGGATAATATCGCAAGTATTCTTTGCCATGTTATAGTTTACACTATCGATGTTGCGGTTTGTTGTACAGCAACAATCAGCTAATTGTGAACTTAAACCAGCTATTGCACTTCTTGTATCATAGCCAGTTTGCATAACTGTTTTATCAACTCCGTTAAATCCATTTAATAAACTTGTGTTCATTGCATAGAATCCGTCACATAAGCCATTTTGAATATAACGAGCTTGAGATGTTAAATTACCAAAGCCGTCGGAAAGTTGACGTTGAATAGTTGCAAAATCTGAAGCGAGTGTGTAGCCGTCTGCAATAGAGCCTTGTCCTCTATTACCGAAACCATATCCACCATAACCAAATAATACGATTAAGATGATAATCCACCATGCACCATTTCCACCCCAATCATTATTAGATGAACCTAAATTGACTGGACTATCTGTTTCTAAATATGCCATTTTCTTTTCTCCTTATATATACCAAAAATTTATTGTAGCTAGCATTTTAACAAATTTTTTGATATTACCTTAAATTAATTCCGTTTTGGTTCATAAAACCTAAAACTTGATTTAAATCTATATTGTTTTGTTTAGCGTATTGCTTTACAAATTGTTCTGGACTCATTCCACTTTGTTGCATTTGATTTAATATAAATTTTGCATTTGGATTTTGATTCATTAAAGTTTGAATCATTGCTTGAGGATTATTTTTATATTGCATCATCCCCATAAGCATTTGTAACGGGTTATTCATTTGGTTTTACCCCCTTTATTACTTCGCTTAAATCATTAATAGCTTTATTAATTTTAGCTTCTAATTCTTCTATATCAGCCTTAGTAACATAATTCTTAGGCTTTTCTTCTTTTATTATTTTGCCTTCTTCATCCATATTAACTTCTTTTAATTCATAGCATTTTAATGTACATCTTCCTTCATAATTTGCTTTTTTCTCATAAAGCATATTACTATCACTATCACGCATATAAACAGTAGTATTAGGTTGATTAATAACAAATGATTTAGCACCTATTAATCCATTAACAAATACTAAAGGTAAAGCATTCATAGGTTGTTGTTGCATAGGTTGAGGTGAGTAATCAATTTGTTGTCTAGGATATGTGTTAGTATATCCATAACCATAATTACTTTGATAAGGTGGATAATTATTATAATTAGTCATAAATTTTGTTCTCCTTTTACGAAGCTATTGTAAGCCCTTACACATAATATTTTTAGTGTAAATTTAGTGCAAAATAAAAAAGAGTTAGTTTAATTATCACTAGCTCTTTTTATAAATTCCTTAATTCTTCTTACTACAGTTGAATTATCTATGTCTAAAATATCAGCTACATCTTCTAGCTTATTTGATAGATATAAATATACAGTTTCTGATACTTTAGTTGATAATCCATTTTTTAAGCAAACACTTTCTATATGTTCCTCAGTTAAATTTCCGTCCAATATTTTTATAATCTTATTTCTATTCTTGACTTTTTTATCTTTTAAATACAATAAATCAAAATAATTTCTAACATGATAAGAGATAAATGTTATAAAGTATGGAATCAATACCACAGAAACAATAGTTATTTTTACACTATATGAAAACTTAATAACAAAATAAAATATAATTATTGAGTATATAGAGCAAATAAATAATGACCTTGCGTGAAATTGCTTTTCATATTTTGCCCTAAAAAGAAGAAATAGAGATAATATTGTAATTATCTCTATTAGACGATTGTTAAACCAACCTATGAATAGAATAATTGATATATCAAGAATCGATAGCAATGTATATGCTACTTTAATTCTTTTTACCTTCCAAATATTCCATATTTTTGACAAAGATTTCTTTAGCGGTTTCTTCATCTATTTTATAGACTTCCATAAGTTGCTTTACTTTTATTTCGTCTTCTTCTCCAAAAAAGAATGCACCCCATCTACCCATTTTAATTCACCTCCTTTCTTTCATTTAACATATATAAATAATGTAAAAACTAGCATAATATAATAATCTATCGATAAAATAAGGGCTATTAAGCTATTATTTCCTAATGTATCAGAAACTGCTAAGCTTTTTAGTATTAATGACACACTTTGATAAACTAACATTGCAATGATACTAACAAATATAATTACTACTCTTTTCTTAGTTATTTTTTCTTTTAATACAAATATTAAAATATAAAACGGCAATCCAATAAGAATAATTAAATCTAGTAAAACTGATATTATAGAATTTGAATATATAAATTGTTTTATGATTCCGCAAGTTAATGTTGATAAGAATATACCTATACTTAATTTACTTTTTATTCTTATTTGTAATTGAGATAAAACTACTAAGCTATTAGAAATCATGTACATAATAGGATAAATTATATAAGTTAGCCATTATCCATCATTATCTAACCAATTACAAAATATAATAAATTTTTCATTTTCACATTCTAGCTCAAAATATTTACCACCTAATAATTTTATTATTAAATAGATAAAATAAACTACCCAACTTGAAATAATTAAAGTTTTATATTTATTTTCCATTCTTGTTTACCTTTATTTTTATTATATATCTAAAAAATAAGAATGTAAATACACAAATTTTTAATCTTTTAATAGAGGAAGTTTATCATATTTTTTTAATTGTTCGTCAATGTAAGAAAAAGTTCTTTGCATTCTAAGGTCGTTATTTTTAAAATTATCTTTATTAGCCCAAGTTGATTTTGTAAAATTATGCTTAAATTCTAAATTTGTTTCAATACTTATTCTATCACATTGTGCAATTTTTCTTATAATACGGAAGAAGGCTAAATCCTCGTATCCTTCGTCTTTTTCTGCATTTAAATTTGGTATATCTATAATTTCAAATAATTTTCTTGACATACAAAATCCACAAAATAAACCGCCTTTTTGAGAGAAAAAAGTATTTGGATGGTCATTTAATTCTTTTAAAAATAATTGCCCGTCTTCATAACTCCCGATTACTTCGGCATCGTCGTCAAATAAAATAATATAATCAAAATCACTTTCTAAAAATTTTTGTCTAAGTGTTCTTCTAGCTTTAGCAATGCCTAACTTTTCATCAAACTTGTATTCTGTCAAATTTCTTTCATTTAAAGTCAAATCACGATAGTTTTGTTCGATAATGATAATTTGTATGTTAAATATAGAATTAAGCTGAGAGATAAGCTTTTTGCAACGCTCATACCTTATCTCTCTAAACTTATTATCTGGCAAATAACTAACTATTCCTATGCAAACTTTCATAAATTAAATTAATGTAACCACATCGGCTACAGTTGTTATTAATATATCGCCCCCGCCAACTGTAACTTTCCATATAATATTAGAACCAACAGAAGTAGCATTTAAAATTGCTTCCCCTATAGTGTCACTTATACAAGTAACTGCATATCTAGTAACATTAGGGTCAGGCTTTAAAAGTGTTGTTAAATCTTGAGGACTATCACATTTTAAATTATTACTTGAGGTAACATGAAACAAAAAAGAACTATTACTATTATCAGAAACTGTTATTTGATGGTCAAAATATTGTTTCTTTGAGTATTGAGAAAGTTGAGTTGCTAAGAATGTAGCTAAATTACCTAGACTTATAATTTTATCGCCTAATATTTTATGATAAATAATAGTAGTGACATATGTAGCTGGTGAGGAATCAATTGTTTCAGAAGGAATTGATATATCAATGTTAGAATCATTTAAATTAATTTCTTTAGTACCAATAGATGAATAACTCTTGCCATTAATTGTAAAGTTTATTCCATTTAAAGTGGATATTTCTATTTCGATTTTATCGCCGTCTTGCAATGTATAAGGATATTCAACACTATTATCATTAACCTTTATAGATGCATAATCATTTTTATTATCAACTGTTAATCGATTAACTCCATCGTAAGATTCAGTTAAACTTGTTATTTCATTTATAGTTGCAAAATTTATTTCATTACTAGTTAATAATGTTCCATCATTATCAACATTTAATTTAACTGTGCTTTTAGAAGTTGAACTATTTTGAGAAATAAATTCAAATTGGTTTGTATCATTATTTGAACGTATTTCCTTATAAGGATATTTATTATTATTTGTAGTTTTAAACTTTAAATAATACCCATTATCATAACCAATGAATAATCCATCCAAATATAAATCATCGTCGAAGCTGGTGACGGAATTGAAATAATTATAACTAAATCCAACTATATCGCCACCTTTGGGAATACCATGAGGACGCCCCTTAGCTAAATATTGAATTTTTCCAGTGCCACATCGAATGGTTTCTTCTTCAAAAGCTAAATGATATGTAGTAGTGCCACTATAATCTGCTTCCATTGGAAATACAATATCAATATCTGCCCCGCTTGCTCCGTCTTCATCAGCAAAATGGAATTTAAAACTATCCATTTGTGTAAAGTTCCATTGCTTTGCGCCAAAGTCAGTCCCTACATTAATATTTGTATCAGACGAATCAGTAATTAATAAAGATTTTTTATTAATTGTTTTTAAATCTTCTTTTAATGCAACTGTACCATTTTTACCATAAGGCATTTTTATTTCTATCTTCTCATTATTACCTTTAGGAGATGTAAATGTTAGACATTTATCATTTGTAACTTGTATATTCCACGAAGTATTGTCCTCAGTAGTTTCACTACTACCATAATTATAAAAACAAATATAATTGTCTTGTATTATTGTGTCACCTACTCCGCTCTTACTAAACTTCATATATGGTCTATCATGATAAAACATAGAGATGTTATTCTCTCCTTCATGACTTCCAATTTCTATATTTGGAAATTGATATATATGTGCTTCATCATAAACAAAAGTACTATCATAACTAGCCCCCAAAAATTGTCTTGTAACAGGAACACAATAAACTTGTTTTTTTTGTCCTTCAATTTCTTTTCCGTCTCGCTCTAATATTAATTTATAATTACTATCTACATTAATATCGGTAGGAACAACAGAATCAACTTTATATTTTTTATCGCCGATTTGTACACTTGTTAAAGCTTCTTCAGTTCCATCTAAAGTTGGATTTGCATTTACAGAAGGGGAAATTGAATCTTTAAAAATATAATTCCAAATACCATCACTCAAATATATCCATAAATCTTGATAACCATCAGAGCAATAAACATGACAAGTTAGCCCTGTTTTATCTCCTATTGTTTGGTTCACATTAACACTTGAATATGTATAATTGATTATATCGTAGCTAGTTGCAGTTTTTTTAATCGTTACATGTTCAGGCATTGCCCCGTTTGATAAAGTAATACCACGCATAGCTAAATAAGGCATAAAATTACCACTACTATTTTTTATATAAAGAGTGCCATAGGTTGCTAAATCTAATTTATTAAATTCATACATTCTCCAAGTATAGCTACCAGTAGAAACATTCAACTCTAATTGAAAATAATTTTGTTCGTCATGAACAATATAATAAGATATATTATTTTGTTTTAAAGCACGAGCATAGCCAATAAGTGTTGAGCCACTTAAATCCCCCTTAGCAACTCTTATTGCATAAGGATATTTTAACTTATTATAATTTGCTAAATTCTCTGCTGATAAAGAATCACTTGAACCTAAAGTGACAAAACCTTCAGCTTCAAACAAATCAAATCCGTTAGGTAGTTTGACCTTATTAGTTTGCCCAGATATTTCGGTTCCGTCATGAGATAAATAAAGTTCATTGTTATCATTTATTTTTATATCGGTTGGTGATACTTTGACCAACTCTTCAAATTCTGTCTTAGTAACATATTCAGTTATATCAGGTTTAGAAGATGCAAGTAATTTATCTTCGTCTTTTAACAAATTATCATTACTATTCTTTAATAATACTTTCATCTGGTTGTTGCTCCATTCTATAAACAATTATTTTGTTCATTAATTCTATTATACTCTCTTTATCAGAATTTTCATAGAAAATCGGTTTCCAATTAGCTTGGATAAGTTGAAGTTCGGTAGGTCTAATAACACGCTTTACGCCAATGATGATAGAAGTTTTGAATTTATCAGGCATAATTTCTAAAGTGCCATTAGGCAAGAGTCTTCCATATTGAGTTGTGTTCATAATTAATCTCCTTTATTTTTATAATACTCTAAATACTCAACGATTGCATTATTATTGATAGAATCGTAAGGTGTAATTTTGTTGTAGCCATTTTTGAAAAGTAATCTAGTTAAAGAAGTTGCTTCAAAAGTTTGGTCAACTGTTTTGTAAGTAATGGTAATCGGATTTTGTTTGAAGTAGTTGTTGATTTTTTCAACAGTCCAATTATTGAGTGAGTTGTCGACTGAATCATCAAGGTGAATAATCATTTCTCCATCATTAAATGCTATACCTTTTTTACTTTCACCTTCAGTATATGCTTCATAAGCAGAAATCATAGGTAAATCACTGCTTGTACTTATTCCATAAAGTTTTGAATATGGTTCCCTCCAATTATTTATTTTTGGAAAAAAATCTTGAATAGAGCAAATAAACATACCATTTTTAAATAAATAATTATTTCTGACAACATTCCAACTACCATCCAAAGTAATCTCATTAGTTTGTCGATAAACCCCTTCATAAGTAAGATAATCGAACTTTCGTAAAGGTTGGTTAATCAAGACTTCTTTAGTGAAAGAGTAATATGGTTCGTATTCTGGTATTTTATCACCTTCAACTAAAATTAATGAAAATTGCATATCATCCCATGTCTCATTAATAGGACTATTTATTCCAATATTTTTACAAGTAAAGTTGTTTAATTGAACGGTGGTTTCTGAAGATTGATGTAAATAAACAAGCACTTGTCCAGCTATTCTTGGATTATCTAAAGAAATTCTAGCTTTATTAGTTGTAGATGAAGATATTGGTTTAGATGTAATAACTTTAAATGAGTAAGTGCCATTTAATGTAGTTTCAAATGGAAACCAAACCCAACCATCATCTTTAGCTGTACCATTTAAAGTAATAACTTGATTTTTTACATTATAAGAAATTCCTGCAGGAATAGTACCACTTTGATTTTCAAAATTTAGCAAATTTTTCCCTTTCACATTCAAGAAAGCTGAGTACTTGTCTTTATATGGTAGGAATGTTGTTGGTATTGTTACACCCTCAACTAGCATTGGTTTAAAAGTTCTATTGTAATATTTTTCATCTTTTGGAAACCATAACGATAATTGAGTAGCAGATGTTAAAGATATATTGCTTTTTGTATTAGTAGCGGCTCCTAAACTAGCTAAAGGAACTAAAGGTGCATTTGCATAAATATCAACTCTACTTCCAGTAGTTGTAAAAGCATTAAATGAATAAGTGCCACTATTAATAGGATTTTTTAAATTTATGATAAGATTGTGGCTTTTAGATGATGTTCCGTTTAATGTGATAATTCCATTCTTTATTGAGTAAGTAACCCCACCTATTGTTACACCTTCCACATCATCAACTCCAATTAAATTCTTCTTATCGGCAAAGCTCTCAATGTAAGGGTCAAAGTATGGTTCGTATGGAATTGATACATTGTCAGTTTCGTACAAGCCAAATGTTATGTTTGATAAATCTATAGTTGTGCCAACTGCACTTGCATTTTGAAGTACGATATTTATGCTTTTAAAATCGCTAGTCCATGTAAAACTTGAATTACCCAAAGAATTATAATAAGCATAAGTGCCATCATTTTTTAGAATATTAGCTTGTAATAATATTGAGGTATTTCGAATACTACATTGTAAAAAATAAGTTTTACCAACAACCATTTTATCAGTCATTTCTTTACTATAATATACTATATATCGCTGAGTAGATGTACCACTAATAGTCATTTTTTGATTGCTTGCACTAAATGTTATCCCGCCTTTTGTAGTACTTGCAATATTAGGTAAGAAAAACATATTACTAGACTTAACAACATTAGAAAATCCGTTAACCTTAAAATCATAACTTCTAGTAGGTTTAAATGTTTCGGTAATAGCATTTGTTGATGAAGTAAAATTCGTATCGCTTATAGTAGCGTTTGTATCTTCTTTAAAAGTCTTAAATGAAGTCGTATTAATCGTTGTTGGATTTTTAGTTTGATACATCAATAAAGTGCCTCTAATAGCCTTTTTAAATTCTTCTAGCTTGTCTGAAGTGTTGTAGTCTGGATCGTAAATTGAAACATCTCCACTTGGTGTGCCAATTGCTATTCCCTTTTCTCTTCTCCATAATAAATCACCTGAAATTGTTTTATATTTAGTACATAAAATATTCGCATTAGTGCTTGTATTAATTGGAAGTACTACATCTTGTTTAATATCACTTGTAGTCATTCTAAAAACTCCAGCAGTATCTGTCGTTTTAGTTTCCCATGTTAAACTACCCAAGTCAACAACTTTAGTGTTTTTAGTTAGTGCATAATTGCTTAACTTATCGCTTGCTTGATTATTTATCTTGCTTATTACATTTCCTTTTAAATCTATCTCTCGTGGCTCAAGTCCGTTGTATTGCACACTTCCATTTTGTCCTAAACTTACAAAGTATGGATTTGCAAATGGTATGAATTGAGTTGGTATGATTGAAGATTTGACTAATATTGGATGTAATGTTGCATTATTTAATGTTGTATTTGGATTTATTCTAATATCAAATGAAATGTTTGTTTGATTTTCTAAAAAATCAATACTTTTACTTGCATTAGCTGTTCCTAAAGTAATTACATTCCAAGCCACACCATTAACACCATATAATATTTGTAAATCATCATTACTAGCATTATTAAAACAATTCATTGAATAATATCGCCCACTTAAACCACTAATAAGATTTATAAATGTAGTTTCAGTAGATGTACCATTTAATGTAATAATACTATCTTTTATTGAATATGTTATTCCGTTTGTAGTTGTCTCATTTTTATCTTCTAACTCAAGCAAATTTTTAAAGTATGGTTCAAAACTTGTCGGTGCAGTGCTACCCTCAACTAACATTGGTTTTAAGACTAGATTGTCATAATCGGTATTAGCTATCATAAAAAAACTTATTTTATCAAAGCCATTTGTAGATTGTAAATTTAGATTATTAGAATTATATATTTGAGTTTGAGGACTTAATAAATACATATCACATCTTGCCTCATTTGAAGCAAAACTATTAAATGAATAAATGCCACTATAAATTTTACTTTCTAAATCTACATATAAAGTTTCATTAGTTTGCATCATACCATTACAAGTTACCACACCATCGGCAACTTCTATCTTTATGCCGTATGACCCACTATAATACTTGGTTGGTATCGTACTACCACTAACTAATATTGGTTTGATAACTTCGTTAGTATAAGTTTTTGTTGTATCTAAATAAATAACTATTGCTTCATATTGAGTGCCATCTGCAACTGTCCATGTTGTTGCAATATTTTCACCCACACCCAAATAAATATTAGCACTACTACTATTACTTTTATCTTGAACAAAAAAACCAATAGGTGATGTAAATTGATTAAATAATGCAATAGAATAATTATCGCCAACATTAATACTTATTGCATTAAAATGAATAGTCATTCCACTTGAAGTTGGAGTGCCACTAAATGTTATAATACCATCTTTTATTGAATAATGAACACCATTTTCAGCAGTTGCATTTTCTACATCATCAAATTTAATTAAATTAACGCTTTTCCCAATATAGTAAGTTCCATCTTCAATCCTTATTTTGTTAGCATTTGCATCAACAATTTTTGTCGCACCATTAAAAGAAGTAGCGTATTTTATTCCACCTACGCTATCTTCTATTACATCACCACTCACTTTTGCTACTTCGCTATTAAATGGTGTTCTATATGGTTCAGCCATTATCAATGCTTGTTTTCTCTTTAATTTTTTATTCATCCTAATAACCCCTTACTACTGCTTGGAATCCACCCTTGTCTTTCCAAAAGATTATTGAATAATGCTTGTTTGTGTCAGGTATAAATATGTTATCATTTGATACATCTTCCCCTGTCCATGTTATATCTATTGAATATGACATTGAAATTAAGACATCTCCAGTCGTAAACGATAATTCACTTGTATAAGTTTCATCGGCATCGGTTGGCAAATCAAATTCGATAGTCGTTGCAACTACTTCCAAATTATAAGCGTATGAATCTTGCAATATCTTATTTTCTGGAATTGCACTTGCTATATGATAACCTAAAAAGTTTGCTATTCTATCGTTGACGGATTTTGCAGTTGGAATTTGTTCATCACTAGCCCAAATAGTTGCTCCATATTTTCCAATAGGTACTCTCTCTAATTCTTCTGCTTCTTCTACGATAGAATCAACATATTTTTTAATTCCCTTACTTGTAACTGGATTTGAACTATTTTCCGTTGGTGTTTCATCAAATGTATATAATGGTTCGTCACTTGCTACCCATGTTTTATCGGATAATTTAATAACAATAATCTTTGTTACTATTCCTTGATTTGATTTGTATATAATTGATTCAGTAGTTTCTTCTTTTAATACATAATAATCATAACCATTTTTTATAATTGTATCAGGAATAGCCCTTAAATCATTTAATTGTTCGTCAGTAATTGTTCCAGATGTTGTACTACCAATATCAATAATATTTATTGTTTCAATATTATCACTATTATTTACAATATTTTTACCATTTATTTTAGGGAAAACAATAGGATTGTCTTGTCCTTCTATAATTGATTCATTACTATATAAATATATTTTATTATCACTTGCTAAAACTTTATTTGGAATAGTTAAAATAGTGCTAGCTAAATCTGTTTTTAATTGTTTTATATCGTCAGCATTTTGCTTACCTTTATTACCTTCATAAGCAGTTCCAGCCGTTTCACCTAATGGTATTGGTTCGCCCATTGCCATATATGCTAATCCAGTCCATCTATATTGTAAATTGTTAGGAATATCAATATAGATTTTATTAACTTCAGGTGTTATTTTATCTTCATGTTTAGCATCATAATAAAATTCATTCTTATAAAAATAACCATTAACAATATCACTAACATAAACAGGTAATTGACTTGTAGGAACTTTTCCATTTACAAGGTCAGCTTTAGTCTTTAAATTATCATCTACATATTTTTTATTTGCAATCTCTTTATCAATAGTTGGCGTTTCAATTTGAGCTCTACCATATGTATTTCTATTAATAACTGTATTTGGTGTAGGTCTTGAATCAACATCTATAGTTGTGCCATTAGGTAAATCCCAATTTTTATCTCCAATACCATATAATTGCCATTTATTAGTTTTTTCAACTTTATCAATTTTAGTTTTTAATCTATTTTCTACATATTTTTTATTTGTTATATCCTCATCATTTAATGGTGTAGCAATTTCAGCCCTTCCGTCCGAATTTCTCATAACAACACTCATAGGATAATTTTTAGATGTTGCACTTCTTATTTCCTCGCCACCTATAGGCTCAGAAGTATAAACATATATGTTGTTGTCACCCTCGGCTCTTTCTACTTTTCTATTTAATTTTTTTTCAAGTGCTTCAACAAATTGTCTATAATTTATAGCATCGTATGGGTCGCTTCCATAATCGGTATATAATCTACCATTCTTATCACCACCATGATACATAGGAATTGTACCACCACTAGGCTTTCTATCGTGAGATGCAATTTCAAATATAACTTGAGTTCCATCAGCTTTTATACCATATAATCTTCTTACTCCAGTATTAGTAGTATCTTTATCAACTTTATTTTCTTCTAAGGCTTTTCCTTTGCTACCTTCATAGGCAGTTCCTTCTTCTTCACCTAACTTTAAGAAATTACAAAATTCAATATATTTATTTTGGTTTGAATCCCATCTATAAACAAAACCAGTATCTAAGTCTAAATATAATTTATTTTCTTCGCCTATTTCTGGAAAGCTTTCTTTTGTTGCATAAACATATAAAAATGTTGCAATAGATTTAACTTGTTCTAATGGTACAGCTTCATTACCTTCAACTGCCATATTAACTCTTATATGAGTACCAGTATAATTGAATTTATGCTCTTTATAATAATGACCATTAGTAGATTCTAACTCGCTTGCAATACCTTTTTGAATATCTACTTTTTTTGATAACATTGATAATAATTGTGTGTATTCATTATCGGTTATTTGTGATTCTGGATTATCTTTTCCATAAGTTCTTTCAACATAAATAATAGCTAAGCCTTGATTTATTGTTTTATCAATAATAATGCTTAATTGGTCGCTTTCAACCCATTGATTATTCTTATTCTTTATGTAATAAGTTATTTTATCATCTTCGCCTTCAACGTCGGATTTTACATGGTGTTCAATTACCGAGCCTTCAGGAATTGAATTATCATTCATGTAATTGCTTAAATCTTCGTCGTTTGAAATAACCTTAACTACATTGTTATAAGCTGTAACTTCAACTTCTGTATTGCCATAAACGGCGGTTGAATAAGAAGTATCGATTGTAGTTTCATACATTAAATAATCTTCACCATCTACTAAACTATAAGTTATTTCAGAATCAGTTGTTTTAGTAAATTTTACAACATGAGGATTATCAAAAATAAATGGTGAACTCCAATTACCATCTTGCATCTTTACTCTAGCACTTACGCCAGTCACAAATTTATCAACAAAATTTTTATCAAAGCAAACTACTAAATGTAAATTATTCCCCTGTCTAGGAATCTCACCATGGGGAATTTGAGTAGCTAATTTACCTGTGTTATCAAAATATAAATACATATAAAAATTCTCCTTACTTATTTATTATACTATAAAAAACACTAGTTTTCCTCTAGTGTTTTAAAATAATATTGTTTTATTCCATATTCTTTCTTATCTTCCCCTTTATTATCGGTTAAATAATTGAAAACTCTGCCAATTAAAATATGGTCTTCATTGTAAACTCTTTGGTCTCTTGAATCAACAGCTGATATATATATATCTTTATATTCTTGATTTGACTCTCTTTCTTCGTCAGTTATATTTACACCAAATACTAAATGATAAGTTCCATTATCTTTATACCAATATTGAATTGATTTATATGCTCTAGATGTAGGGATTTTTACCCTTATTTTATTTTCTTCAAATTTAAATATATCACTAACTTTTATATTTTGTACAGTACCAATATTAGCTGAAGCTAAATCTGTATATTCATCATAAATCAATGATTTTGAAACATAATTATTAGAATAAACAATAAACATATTTTTTTCTATTTTTGTTTCAGTATCACCTTTGCTATTTTTTATATTAAAAGTTTGTATTTCATAACTTGTTCTTGAATCCAAACCTATACTTTTTAATCTTTTAAGCTTAAAATCAACAAAATCAAATGGCATACGCCCTATACCATTTTCTAAACCCATTCCACCTCTTTTTGCCTCAGTTGTATCAGAATCAATTTTATAGCGCCAAAAGAAATTATTATCAATTTGTTCAACTACCGCATAATAAGTAGGTTTACCATTAATATCTCCAACTGATTCATCATCAAAATAAGTTTTATTAATTTCAAATTCTGATTTAGTCCCCCCTCTATAAAATGTAATAGGTTGAGTTATAGTTTTTGTTATTTCTTCTGTTCTATCTAATGTTACATAAGTATAAGTAATTTTACAATTAAATCTTATATAATCTAACTTATCGTTATTATTTTGTTTCTTTTCTATTACACTTAAAATTTGAAATGACATTTTAAAAACATATTCACCAAAAGACATTACAGTATCAGTCCATACTGTTCTTTCATAAGAATTATACAAAAATAATGGACTAATTATTTTAGAATTTGTTGTTATACTTTTATACTGCTCACTAGTTAAATTTAAAATCATCACAGGCATCCTACCATGATTATATATCCTAACATTTGTTAAATATAAATTTATTGATGTAGTAGCTTCTAAATTCTTTATATAATAATCTTCATCAACTTTATTATAATCACTTGCTAAATCGCTTAATTTCATTAACCATTGGCTAAATACAATATCATTATCATTAGCCATAGGGTCAAATTGAAATGTCATATCAATTTTCTCTTTATTATCTTTATTGATAGCAAACACATTACCTATTGTATTTTTTATAGTTGAAAATACGTCTTTTTTAAAAGAAAAATTACCATTATCAAATACTAATTGACTTAGATGTGGATATTCAAATATATAACTATTATAAATTTGCCTTACCGATTTACTTTTTTTTAAAATTCTAACATTACTATCTAAAAATTCTTGTCTTTGGTCTATTTGAGAAAAATAAATACCTATTTTATTAACAAATCCTGTTTCGCTATCGTCAACAGTTAAAGCCCATTCTTGACTACTTCCACAATAATCATCTTTTACTCTGCCAAGCCCGTCAAAAAATGCACCACTCTTTATATAATCTATAAATCCTTTAAAATCAAGTTTATCCCAGATAGAAAATAAAACATTAGTATTTAATGTTTCTATATTTTTTATATTTACGCCCATAGACGCATTATCAAACATTTTTATATTAAAACATAAAGAATAGCCAGAAACAAAACTACTTATATCAGCCGTATAACATTCATTGTTAATAACAACAATACCATAATTTAATTTATTTTCATTATATAAATAATTTTTTGTTTCTTTTTTTTCTGAAGGTTTAAAAAAGGAAAATAATTCTCTATAATATCCAGCTGTTTGGTCTTTTCCTTCAAAATTATTAAATGTAAAAGTATTGTTGTTGGAATCTTCATAAAACAAATCTTTTGTACTCAAGAGCAAAATTTGTCTTTTATTTTCTGCTCTATTAATACTTTCATTATAAGACATTAAACTCCATGTCCTATGTTTCGCATATACACTTGTAAAATAATTTTTTTGAACATAATCATGTGAAGCGTAATAAATAGCATTTACATAATTATCATATATTGAATATTCTCTATGATATACAATAATATTATCATCTCCATCAAATGATAATTCACTACCCAATTTTTGAATATCGAACTTATTGTTTTGTATGTAATCTTCTTCCTTATCATACCTGGCGGGAATTGAATAATTTTTATTGCCTAATCTATTAATTTTTTCATTTTGAAATAATCCGTCTTTTTCAACCAAAGTTAATGACGAACTAGAATTATCATTTATTGTAATATTATCAATACCATTATTTTTTGAATGAATTACAGCACCATTATAAAATCCATCATAATCTACTAAAAAGAAAAATGATTTTAATTTTGCCGATGTAGAAGTTATAGGTGTGACTAATCTATCATCTAATAAGTTTCCACTATTAAATGTGCTAAAACTCCAAGTATAATCATCACCTGTATTTTGATTAATAAATGTAATCATGTAATTTTCATCATAAATTCCATAAGGATTTTTATTATCTAATATTGAAGCAATATTCTCAATATATGTTTGAGTATAGTCAAAAAAGTAAGAACCCTTAATAGAAGGGTCATTCCAAAAATTAGAAGCATAATTATATTTTTGCCCAAAACCTGAAATTATATTTGAATTGATATTGTACTCAAATGTCCCCATTTGATATTGACTTAAAACTTCAATAGTTTGTTCTAGAGATAAAGCAGAAAAATCTATACTTTTCATTTTAGACCAATCAAGACTTAACATTGCTCGTTCTTGACTTAATCTAACTAATCCCGTAATATCTTGTTTACATAAAAATTGAATTTCTTTATCAAGTGTTTTACCACTAGTTGAAGCGCCTCTAGCTAAACCTTTTTTATAATAACACAAATATATCTTGTTTATTTTATATATTGGAAATGAAGTTTCTAATTGCATATTATTGATAGTCATTAAAGCTGTATTAGAATTTCTAAAGCCTAAATATTCTACCATGTGAGTTGAGTTATCGGATAATAAACTTCCGTTATATGTTCTCCTTAAACTATCACAATAGCCTTCTCCATTTAATTTTCCTTGAATAAAATTAATATTTTTTTTATTAAAATTTCCATTAATTTTTGTTATATCTATTCCCTTTATATAACCATCTTCAACATAAGGAATCATATCTTTTACTATCATTAATTGTGAAATTAAATCTCTTAAAGTTGGTAAATTCAAAGTAAAATCAGGTGAAAATGTATTTTTAAAAATCGATTGTAATTCATTACTTAATGTATATTTTTGTCTATATTCCCATTCTTCGTCATTTATAGCAACTTTATATTTTGGTGAATAATAATTTACAAATTGATTTAAATAATCCCAAATACTTCTTTTCTTTTTTTGATTTAAAGGTTGAGTAATAGATATATTAGGACAAACAACCGCCTCTAATCCTTTTGTTTCACTACATAAAGATATATTATATTCGCAAATATCTTCATCTAAATTTATAATTTTTTCTGTATATGAATCTAATAACAAATGCTTATAAAATATATTTGGAGCTATTTTTTTACTAAAATAATTAAATTGAGCTTGTACTAGTTCAATTTTCATAGCATTTACTAAAAAATCTCTATTGTCAAAAGTTAAATTATATATTACTTCGACGTGAGAAGGTTCACGAAATAAATCAATTCTTAGTTTATCGTCCTTTCCAATCAAAAAGTAAGGGGCGCCAATTCCTTTATTATCTACTAATTCATAAGAATAAAGTTTAGTATTTATACCTAATTGGTCATACCAAACTTTAAATGTAATAATATTACTACCACTATAATCGTCAGTAAACATGTTTCCTATATCGCTACCTGCAATTTCAAAAATGGTTTTATTTAAATTTAATAAACTTACATTACAAAAATTAACAGAAATTGTTTTTTCTTCTTCATCACCTATTTTTCTTGATTTTTGTATTACTCCATCAATGTATAAATAATATCTTTCTATTACTGTTTGTTGATTCTCATTTTCCCATTGAGCTTCATAAATTCCTGTTGCACTTTGTTGCCCAAATGAATAATATTCTTTAATTAAATCGTCATAAGTAGCATCATCTTTTCTACCTATATAGAATGTAGTATATTTTAAACTATATGTTTTGCTAGAATTTGTGAATGAAACACTTGTATTTTTAGTATTAGTATTACTAACTACTGTCATTGTTCTTGAATTATTTTTATAAATACTTGTAATAACATCGTTACTTGTTGTCCTTGAATCTAAATAAAATGTTTCAATATTAGATGTTGAAGTTTCAATCCAATGTGCTTTTCCTTCAAAACCAACTATATCTTCTAGTTGAGTATAATCTAAAATATATAATGTAGGATAGCCACCACTTCCAAGAAATGTACCTTCACCATTATTTTTATAATTTGGATATTGTTTTTGAAAATCACTTTTTTCATAATATAAATTATCTATTCTATTATAATATTTAATGCTATTAGTGTTACTATATTCATCTTTTACTAATTCAAATCTTAAAGCTTCAGCACCATCGATTGTTATAGTATCAGCTTCAGTAGTTATAGAAGTTGATTTTAATGTTATAGGCAAATTTCTATTATAATTTTTATAGCTATATCCATTAAATCCATGTCCATTCTCTGTTGAATAAATAAAAACATCATCAAATCTTCTTAAATCTTTTATTCTTTTTACATGAGTTAAAATAATACTACCACTATCTAAAGTCTCATTATATTCTTCAGAAAAAGTAGCACCTTGAACAATATCATATTCTTGATTGTTAATATTACATTTTAATTTCATGTTAATTCTCCGTTCCACGACTATTATTTATCAACCCAGCTCTAACTTGTGAAAATTCGGTATTAAAATTACTTTCATTTATTTGTTGATAATAATTACTCATTCTATTTTGATAATTTAAAAATTGCCCTGCACCCCATGAAGCAATTGAAACTGCAGTTCCAACAGCTATACCAATTGGACCACCTACTGACCCTAATTTAACACCAGCTATAATAGACGAAGCAAGGCTAGCAGTAGTTTTAACAGCTTTCATAGTTTTAGCTTTATTATTTTGTGCTAAATAATTCTCCGTTAATGATAAAGACCTATTAGAAATATTTTGAACAAAATCAACTAAATCATCCTTTACATTATTAAGGGCGTACATACTAACTACCTTTATCGCTTTTATTCTTTCTTCTCTTTCTTTTTCTTCTTTAGTTTTTCTTGGCTTTTTCTTAGTTTCAACTGTTCCATCTTCATTTAATGCGGTTGGTGGTGAACTAGGTTCAATAATTTCAACTATAATTTTTCTATCGTCCTTTGCCATATAATATCACCCCTATAAAGCAAAAGTTAAACTTACACCAGTAAGTTCTCCTATTTGAACAGTTTCACCATAATTAGATAATCTATATTCTCTAGTACAAGTAAATCCATTTTTATATTCAATTTTTATTTTAAATTTTGTATTAACATTATCTAATTCGCCATATGCAACTTTTAGGCAATTTTCACAAAATTTATTTTTCATTAAATATGAAGTTACATTAAATGAAAATGTTCCAAAACTTCCAATAGAATTAGCAAAATTATTTTTGTTATAAAAAGGTTGAGTATCTAAAGAAATATCAGAATTTATAGACTTTGAAAGCCATAAAATTTCCTCTGACTTTTCTTCCCCGTCTTCATCATAATAATATGTTAATGTATTAAAATTAGAATCCTCACATAATAAGAAGGACCCGTTCATTAAATAAACACTACTATATGAATTAAATACATCATTAAAGTTTGACGATATTTCAGGTAATGAATAAAATTGACTTATTTCGCCATTTGGAGTTTTATTAAAATTATAAGTAGTAGAAAATGCAGTTAATAAATCTTGTACAGGTATTACATTTGATTGTTCAGCTAAAGCAATAATTGTAATAGGTGCAACTGTTTGAAGGTAGTTTAATACAGCAGTTCCAAATTTAATAACAATATAAACAGCATTTTTATCTAAGTTTTGGCTTTGTTGAGTTTTTATAAATTCTTCTTCTCTAGCAATATATAATTTTAAATGTGAAAATTGACCATAAAATCTATCGTTATTTACTATATCAGCAAATTGATTTCTTAAAAGCCTAATTATCTTCGTTTGAATAGATTCTTCACTCATTATTCCCACCTTCTCTTTCCTTCCGTGTGGGTTTCTAATAACCAATCGTCTATTGATTTTTCTATAACTTCATTTATTGTTTTAGGGCCACCTACTTGCTTTATTCTATATAAATTTGTAGGTATTGAAGCTTTTCTATATTGAACACCACTAGGAATCGACCTAATACCATTATAATATAATTCTACATTATAACCTTTACTAGTCTTATATATTTTAACATTATTTTTTTTTGAATAATAGATACTTTGATAATTTGATAGATAATTTCTTTTTATAATATCAGCTAATTTAGAAGCATCACTCATATTTATTTCCTCAACGATATAATAGTTTCTATAGGTGCTAAATTATTACAAAATTGTCTTCCTCGTTTCATTGGAACTTGTTGTACATCCTCAACAAACCAAGCTTCATCGTATGTATCTAATAAAACAATATCGCCAGCTTTTAATTTCTTTACATCGTCATTTGTTTTAATAATAACACTCATTGTATCAAAATTAAAAACTCCTTGTATAACTTGTTTACCATTATAATAGGAGTTAATTTCTTCAGCATCAAAATACCCGTCGCAAATTCTATTATGTGCAAGAATCTCATTCGGTACTAATCTTTCATTATTATTTTGAATCCAATATCTACATTTTACAAATTTTGTTCTTTTGCTAGCCCATAAATTTCTTGTCCCATCCATAATTATTCACCATCTTTCTTATTTATCATTCCTAAAGATTCAAATAATTCCTTCATGGTTGACTTACCTTCTTCAAGTTTATTTTCATGCGCCCATTGTGGCAATGGATTAACTACAATAGCAACTATTTGGCATAATGTTACTACAACTAAAAATTGAAATACTTCAGTCATACAATCTCTTAAATAATAAGAAACAAAACAAGCAATAATTAAAGGAATAATTGATTTAACAATTCCAGTCAAAATTTGAGTAGCCATAGAAAATGGTAATCCATTCCTTATAGCTTTTAATAATTTAGAAAAGAAAACACCTGTAAATATAATAAAAACTATTCCCCAACCGCCTATAGAAATAGAATCTACTTTACTAAATAAATTAAATCTATATATTAAAAAAGTAGCTGGAATAACCCAAGCAAACAAAATATAAAAACTTAATCTAGTCCAAAATTGCCCCTTGTTCATTTTTCACCACTTTCTCCTTACTTTCTTTTTCTTTTATATATTCTTCGATATATTTATCAATTTCTGGGTCTTCGCTATATTTATCAATCACATCAGGATTATTCCTTACTGTTATAACAAATTCATTCAAATATTCAGTTTTACTAATAATATGTGATTGCCTATATTCGTCAACCATAAATGAAAATGCGTCAAAATATTTTAAACTACCAAATGTTAGCCATAATATCATTTGAAATGAATTCCATATAATTCCACTTACTACATGCTCATCAAATGCTATAGGACTTAAACCATATATACCAAATATAATACCTATCAAGATTCTACTAAATGTATCAAGTGTTGCATCTCTTGTCGTATATTTTTGTACACTTCTACCAAACTTTGCCCTGTTTTTTCTATCTTTAGGAAAATCGCTTAATAACTCTTGAGCTTGAAGTTTTGATATTTGGCATTTTTTAGCCATTTCTAGAGCGTTTTTTTGTTCATCCGTTAATTTATCTTGGTGCTCTTCATAATAGCCAAATTTGAAGGCTTTCCAATTTAAACCAGCCCTTTGAATAATATCTTTTTTAGCTAATTCTAACTCTTGTATGTTTTTATAATCACACCAACCTGTTATTTTATCAAAATAGGGAGTCGCTTCAACTTTAGCTTTACCATATGCTTCCATTGAGTTTATAAATGATTGGTCTTTTCTACCAGCTCTTAACCCCATATTTCTAAATGAACTTGTTACAATTAATCCCATTACAATTGATATTCCTATACTTCCAGCAATATCCCATAATGATACATCCCTTTTAGTAATATTAAATATACCTTGCGTAATATACAATCCACTAACCAAAAAAATTATTACTTTTTGTATATTATCTCTAAAGAGTTTACCTAAATCCTTTTTTTCTTTAGTTAATTTGTTTCCTATTTCTTTTTCCATAATTAATATCTACCTTCAGAATCGTCCTTAGTTGTATCTGTATTAACTTCGATATTTGATTCTTTGTTATCAAGAATTTGGTCGTTTACTTTTTCTAATTCAGCAATAGTTTGTTTTTTCTTTTCTTCAGTTTGCTTATTTTTTTCAACTTCTTGATTAATGATTTCTTTTACTTTATTTGATAAATCTTCTTCAGTAACATTTAATTTTGTTAATTCATTTATAATAGCAAGTCTTGATTCAGGCGTATTTTCTTGTGATAAAATAAATACTTTAATTAATGTTTTACACATTTCATTACTTTCACCCAATTTTCCAAGCATCTTTTGAATTATTGGTTCCATTTTTTCAGCTAAATTAGAATCTAGAGTACTTTCTACAGTTTGTTTAACTTCATCCGTTACATTGACTTTTATTTTTTTGCTTTTAATTAATGTAATAAAGAATCCACTTGATAATACAGTCACAACTAACCATGTAATAAGGATTAATAAATTATCAAATGTAAATAAATCTGTTAAGTCTTTACCTTTTGTTGATTCTATTAAAGAAAGAATATCTTTTACTTTTTCATTATTTACATCAAATTTAGCTGTTACTCTATTTTCACCTTCTATAAGTGTAAATTGATAATTGCCATTATCTAACTTAATTAATTCAGTTCCGTTGACATATACACCTTTTGTATCACACATAAGATATGGTTTAGCCATAACAGTTACAATATCGCCAACTTTACCCTCGGTAATATCTGTTAATACATCGCCATAATTAGTAGCTTCAATAATAACAACACCTTTTTTTTCTTCTTCAGTTGTTCCTGGAGTTTCGGTTTCACCTTCAGTTACTCCTGTTTGAATTTCATCGGCGTATACTATTGTACTATTTTTTTCAATGCCAGCTGGAATCACTAAACTTAAAGCAATTCCTAATGATAACAATAATTTTTTCATGTTCTTATTCCTCACCTTCTTGCAATACACTTGCTTTTACCATATCAATCAACTTTTTATTAGAATCTTGATATGTTTTTAAAAATTTGTTAAATTCGTCATTTATACTATTTGTAAAATCTTCTTGAGCTTTTCTTAAATCATTAATTTCTTTTTCTAACAAACTAATTTTTTCATTTTGAGGTCTCAAAAATTCAGTTCTACTTGCTATGGTATAAACTTTCGCTCGCTCATCATATACTAATATATGATTTTTATATTCTGATAGATTTTTTTCACTTTGTACAGTAATTACTAATTTTGTGTTCATAATATTGCCCCTAATTATATTATATTCATTTTTTTTATTATTTAAAACAAAAAAAGAGACTCACTATAATGTTTAGTCTCTTATCAAAATAAAAAGCCTAGTTCCAATTGGACCACAGCTCTTTTAACAAATATCTAAATATTTGCTGTGCTTAACTAATAAAAGTTAATCTGATATCAACTCAAGGAGTTATACCACCTTTTAAAAAAGATAGAGTAGGACTACTTCTCTATCTTAAAAGAAAACAAATGCAAGTATATTTTACCCTTGCAATATTATTATATGCACTTTTTCTATTTTAATAAACCCTCAATATTTTTTGAATACCTAGAAATTTCTGTGTCTATTTGATTTGTTAAGTAATCTCTATAATTTGAGTTGTCATTTTTTAATGTGTTCAATGCAGAAATAACATTCTTTTTACCATATTTGCTAATCAATTCTTTTAAAGCATTTACAACTTCATTTGTATCGTCTTCATCCCAAACTCTACCAAATCCATGCATGATAGGTTCATTTTCCGTCAAATCATTATAAGCGTCATTAACTTTTCCCATGTCAAGTTCAACGTCGTCGTCTAATAATGTATTTATATTTCCAGAATAAGTATTAATTGCATTGTCAACATCTTTATAGTGTCTATCAATATCTTTTAATCTTGTGTTAAATTTATTTTTATAACTATCGATTTTGTTATTCATGTAAGTTTCTCTTGCTTCTGGAGCATATGCTTTGAAATAATCCGCATTTTTCTTGCTTCTTATTCCGTCTCTTTTTTTATTTCCTAAATAATCAGCAAAACTAATCTCGTCAAGATTATTCTCGTCTACTAAACCATCAAATTCTTTATCAAGTATACTTGATATATCTTCTGCTTGTTCTTTTACTTCGTTAGTAGCTTCTTCCATTGGTTCTTCATTAGTTGTTTCAACTTCAGTTTTGACGTCACCCTTTACGTCGCCCTCATCTTCTACAACTTCAGCAGGAATCTCTTGTTCAGCTACATCCTCAGTCATAGGTTGTTCTTCTTCAGCAACAGGAATTTTATAAAACTCTTCTAATAAGCGGTCTAAATCCCCTTGTGAGCCGTTTTTTCTTATTGCTTGTAGAATTTCTTTAGCTTTTTCGTTTCCTTCTTTAGAAGCCTTAAAAATCTCTTTAAACTTAATGTTATTAATATAAGCCATTTTATTCTTCCTCTTTATCAGCTTCAAGAACTAAGCCATGGTCGCTATAGTAACAACATTCTGTCATATTATCAATTTTTCTAAGTTGGGCTTCTCTTTCTACATCATATCCTTCAATGTCTTTTGTGATTCTATCTAATCTAGATAAATGCTCACTTTCTTCACCATAAATAACTTTTAATTCGTCAATTAATCTAGGGGAATCACTAAATTCCATAATAGCTTTATGATAATTTTCTAAAGCTTCCTTTTCATCGTCAATTAATTTTTTAATTATTTTTAATGCTTTCTCTTTTGTCATTTCCAGCACCTACCTTCCTTGCATATAATATATTTCTTTTCTTCTTTTTAGCGTACTTTACAGGCTTACCATAGCTTGTTATTAATCCTATTGAATTATTGCTTTCCATTATGCAAATACAAGCTCCTTATTTATAAAGTATTTACTATCTCTTATAGAATCAATTGCTTCCGATAATTCACCCTTAAAGATTCCAATATCTTTCTTATCGATAGCATCAAGTTCTTCCTTACTAGGTCTTCCTCTTTTACCTTTTAATGGTTGGTCCATTACATATAATTCTTTAATATTGCCACGGCAAATCTCTATAAAGCTTTCTTTTGTTAAATCTAAGTCAGAAATATATCGTTTATCATTTGCTAACAATGTTATTCTTTCGCCTTTCTTAGTTGCAAATTTTATAGAATGTCCAATTAAGAAAGGTGGAACTGTGGTTCCTCTACTTGGTCCATACTTTAGTGGCTTATTATTAACACTATTATATGTAAACTTTCCGTCAGCGTCTCTAGGTTGTGAAACTCTATTTGCCTCAACCCATGCTTTTGAAGGTGCTTTTGTGCCTTTTGGTAATGGTGTTCCACCGCCATATGATTCTTTGTATGTTCCTATTTTATCGGCTACTTCATCACCCGCTACAGCTCTTAATAGGCTTGGTCTTACTTTATCGTTATATTCTTGACTATCTTGTTGCTTCGCCATAATCTTTCTCCTTGTAACTAATATTTTTCTTCTACATTTATTATTATACTATAAAAAATTTATTTTTTCATAAAAAAAATTGCATATATTTGAATATGCAATTATTTTAGTTATCTTTTTCGTATCAAACCACTACGACACGGTTCTTAAATAGTACGTGCCACTCTACTATACAAACATTTACATCGCCCTTAGTCGTGTATTTTCAAATGTGAGTTTAGAGTTTTCTTTCTCATTCAAAAGCTTTATAATTAAGCTTTTTCTAAGATTTTTGTAACAACCTTAATTCTCTTATATGAGTCTACTGCAACTGCATATGTTGGATTAGATGCATCTTTTGCAAGTTGGTCACCAACATTTAATGCTGTTGCTGTTCCACCTACAATTTCCCCTACTTTAGGTGCTGATGCTGATGCAATCTTCATTGTGAATAAGAGTAAGTCAGCTGGTGTGTAGCTAATGTCTGTTACTTTTAATCCAGCAGTCATACCAACTTTTAATTCGCCTACTGCTTTTGCTGTTCCTGCAACACTAACATAAATTGCTACTTTCTTGTTATCAGGTACAAATACATCATGGTATAATCTTACAAATAATGTAAATCCATCAAAGCCTTGTCCTGCTAAGTTTAAATCACCACTAATAATTTTAACTTGTTCAAATTTGATAGCGTGATAGATAGCTTCTTTTGATACTAACATATAGTTGATATCTTTTGAATTTGCTCCATAGTAGAATCCACCTTTTCCTAAGATAACATTTGTTTTGAATCTTGATGGTGGAACCATAACAATGTCTCTATCTTCATATTTTGTCATTTTGAATGTAACATTCTTATTGAAATCTTCTTGTCTTAAGTAATGTACTAATTCAGGTGTTTCTCTTAAGAGATGTAACATTTTTGAACTAACAAATGCAATTTGTCCATCTTGTGGAATTTCATAATCATCAAATTTTTCAAATGCAGTGTTAAGTGCTGAGATTGGTTTGAATCCGTCAGCAGTAATATCTTCTGTAATTGTTGTTCCTGCTTGTTTTGCAATTTCTGAGAATACATATGCATCCATTTCAGGTGCTACTTGTGTTCTTTGATATTCAGAAATAGAATTTGTTAAGATAATTTCTCCTGATTCTTCATCATCAAATTTTTCAACAGGAATCGCTGCTTGTCTATCTACTTTTAAGACAAATTCTTCCCATTGTACACTTGATGGAGATGGTGTATAACCAAATGGTGTTCCACCAATAGATGTGTCTAAGTTTGCTGGTGGTACTTGTGGATTTTCTGCTGGGTCTGCACCATCTTGATTGCTTTGTGCATAGTTATTTGGTGAGTTTCTGTAATAATCACTCATTCCAGTGAATTGCATTTTTGCGATTTTTACTGTTTTTGCTCCAGTAAATTTCATGAAGCCTGGTCTTGCATCAAATAATGATGAAATTGCTTCTCTTTTGTAAACTTTATCAAGTATATCTGGACTATACTTGGTAATGGTTTCAATATAATTTGTTGTTGCCATATTCTTTCTCCTTCGCAAGGTTACTCAAATATACTTTTTTACATTTGTTTTTTCTTTTACTTCATTAATCCTGCTATTCTAAAGAGTCTTTCTTTTGCTTTCTCATCTTCAGATTTTTCGTCAGGTTTTTCTTCGGTTTTTTCTTCACCTTTTTCACCTTCGGATTCTTTCTTCTCTTCAGGTGTTACTTCTTTCGCATCTTCTATTTCTTCTTTTGATGCTTCAGCCTTTTTCTCTTCAAATAAGTTCTTGTCATCTTTTTGTTCTTCAGGACTTAATTTTAAAAATTCGTCGGATAATTCATACCCTAAAATCTTTACTAATGCACTTAATTGGTTGATATCTATCTTTCCATCTTTGTACATCTTTGCAAATGCAGTTAATATCTCTTCTTCACTTGCGTCCTTTTTTAATTCGTCAATGGCACTTGTAACTTCTTCTACTGTCATTTTCTTGTCTCCTTACTTAATTAATCCTGCTATTCTAAGCAATCTATTCTTTTCAGATTCATCCTCATCCTCAGGCTTGTCTGTCGGACTAATTGATTCTATGGTATGCTTTCCACTCTCTAACTTACCAGTCCCGTTCTCGGTCTCTCCTTCACTATTTTCGGCTTCTTGTGTCTTGACTATCTCTTGCCACTCAGGATGTGTTGGTAACATTGACGCTATGTTCTCTTCCGTTACTTCTAATCCCTTTCCACCTAAAATTAGCTTTACGTCTTCCCATCTGTTCTCTGGTACTTTAGTCTTCAATAGGGCATTCTCAGCTAATACATTCTTATATGCTCCACTTTGATTTTCATAATCATCGCTTAACACGTCGTATTGCTGTCCCCTTCCAAATACATCATTTAACTCATTCTCATCGTTCACACCATATCTTGTTAACATATCTTTCAATGCACTTTTTCTTCCTTCTTGGCGGGCGATTCCTATAAGCTCATTTAATTGCGCTTGAGTGAACTTCTTCTCCTCAACGTCATCTTTTGATTCTTCAGGGTCTTCTTTTTCAATTTCTTCTTTTTCAGAGTTTTCACTTTCAGTCTCAGCTTCCGATTCAGCCCCTTCAACTCCTTCACCTTCTTTTGTAGGTTCGGGTGTTGTTTCTATCTTTTCGATTTTTTCATCGTCAGTCTTGACTTCATCGCTAGGTGTTCGAGTACCACCATTCTCTAATTCTTCTTTTACCTCGTCAATTTTTTCTTTTTCCATGTGTTGATTTGACCTCTTTTCCTTGAGTTAAACTTAGCAGTTTTGGGTTGCTAATAGCCCCTTACTTTATTATTATACTTCAACCGACAATTTTTTTACATACTTTTTTTTACTTTTTGCTAATTAACTTTTAATAACATTTCAAATCTTTATCTTCCCCCACCCCCCCCTCTTATCCATATCAAAATTTCTAAGGCCACCCCTAAAACCGTTTTTTGTTTCTTAATAACACCTAATCATTATCTCTTCCTCAATCCTTCTCAAATTTTCATAATTTTTACCATGTCAAGCAAAATTAAACTTTTGTTATTAAATCGATTACTATTGAATTTTCCATGCAAAGTCAAAATCGTTTTAATATATATAATATATTACATGCCAAATTTCAAAAAAAAAAT